GAGGACAGGATACTTCGGGATGGTACGCCGTGATACCCCCGAACCCATGACGCTCGGAGTTTGCACCGAGCAGTATGGTGTGGTGAAGAATGCAGACCTCGTGACGATGGTCGAAGAGTCGCTAGCGCAGAACAGTATGCTCGCTAATCACAGCTCCAAAAAGTTTGTGGTTCGTGATGGATCCCGTTTCTATGCTAGCTATGACTTCCCTGAGTTTAAAACTCAGTTGAAGCCAGTTGGCAAGCGTGCAGTTGGTGATGTGCTTGGTTTGAGATTAACTGTGAACAACAGTTATGATCGCTCCAGTCGTGTCTCCCTCTCGCTTGGTTTCCTCCGTTTGGTTTGTTTGAACGGAATGAAGTCGTTGACCAAGGAGTTCAGCATGACGAAGAGGCACACCCTCGCCGTTAATCTGGATTTCATTGGTGATGCGTTGGCGAATGCAATCTCCAGCGTTGACAACTCTGTGGCAATCTTCAACAGGTTGGCGCAGAGAGCAATCACTGATGAGCAGGGTTTGACCTTACTCACCAAGTTGGAAGAGAAGAGCGTGATCTCTGCTAAGGTGCGCGAAGGCATCGAAGCAGTTTGGCGCAATCCCTCTTACGAGGCGGATCATGATCGCAACTTGTACAACCTCTACAACGCTACTACGCAGTTCCTGACTCGTAACGTTGCGGATGAGCGGTATGAGTATAGCGAGAGGGTCAGCACTGACTTGCTCAAAGTCTTCAGCGGAAAAACCCGCGACGAAGAGCTTTTGAAGTTAGTCGCCTAAACTAAAACGAAACTTTAACAGAGGCGGAGGGCAAAACCCTCCGCTTCTTTTTGCTCAAATTGCATCATGCATAAGTCTCTGATTATCAAGGAGTTACGCGCGGGGGCAATCCGCTTTTGCAACTCCTTATCTATCAAAGGTTTACATGGCTTGACATTTATATTATTTATGTTATAGTTATGAGATGAAAGCAAAACATAAGGTTTATTATAATTTACATAAGAAGTGTCTTTCTATTATGCTTAAAGGAAAAGTATTACAGCATAGCACAGAATTCTTTCTTAAAGATGTTGAGTTTAGGGTGAGTCAAGCAGGTCGTTCCAGGGTTTTAAAAGAACAAAGAAAGAATGTCCATGCTTTTGTTTGTGGTACGCCAGATGATGGTTGGCCAGTAGATCAAGTAGAAAGAAAAGTTACCTACAATCCTTATAAGTATAATAGCTTTGTTTATGCTGATAACCTTGAGCCAGTATATAAAGCAAAATGGGTTGGAGTTATTAATCGTGATATATTTGTCTTGAATTAAAAAGAAAGTATAGTATAATCTTTAGATGGACAACATAACTAAAATCAAAAAACTCGCTGAAGGTGGCTACGCTATTTATGCAGTAGACCCCAAAACTAAAAGTGAAATGCAAGTTGGTTATATCGGAGACGGACTCGACATCAAGGGTTGGCTTCCAGAAGGAGTAAAAATTGAAAATTCTTGAAGAAACATTTACTAGCAGAGGCTTTAAGTTCACGATGGTTGGGCGTGATGGCGATGTTGCAATCTATAAAAAGCAACTTGATGAAGTAGACAGCGAGGCTTTTAACTACGAAGTTATCGCTATCAAACGCCACAATGGTTACGAGATTGCAGGTGTCAAGATGCCTCCTGCTGAAATGTATCCATCCGATAGTCAATGGGGCGATTGGGCATTCACTTGTACTAATCGTGAAGATGCAGACAAGCGATTCGTCCAATTAAAAGAAAAACTATCAGCTTATGTTGCGACATCGACTTTGGCTAATGGCGAGAAGCGTGGTCGTGGCCGACCTCGTAAAATTGATTTGACAAAAACAGAATTAGTAGTAGTATAAAGTTATGACATACAAATGTTCAGTAAGCGGTGAAGCACTTTCACCAGAGAGAGTCGAGGCTCTGCAAGTCCTTGGCATTCCAGAAAGTAAATGGACAAACATTAAACATAGTCAAGTAAAGAAACTCCGAGCCGTCTATGCTGGTGACGATGGCAGTAATGATATTGTTATCTGTGACGCAGTAGATGGTGGCTCATTATTTGACAACTCAGTAGTAATGGAGGTAGAAAATGAATGTTAAGTATATTGTTTTGAGAGATGGTATTCGGGTTAGTTACGATATGCACAACAGCCAAGCAGAAGCAGAAGTCGAGGCAAACCATTGGAGAGAAATCATCAAGCGTTGGCCAGACGGAACAAAAGTAGTGATTAAGAAAATTGGCGAGTAACTTCGGAGGCTGACACTACATACTAGAGTCGTCTAACTGGTTAAGACCCACGATTTATATTCGTGAAGCTCTAGATTTGAGCGTAATGTAGGTTCGAATCCTACCTCTAGTAAGTTACTGATAGTCAACGAGATTCTTTTATTGACAAAAACTCAAGTTGTGGTATTCTTACATTATGACAAAACAAACAGCACCATTCTATGTGATGAATGTGTTCGGTCAAGACCGAGCCGTTATCCTAAACTCAGCAATCCGTATGTGTACGCCCAAGGAAACTTGCTCACTCAAAGATTTGGAGAACATCTCCAAGGCTTTTGCAGTAGAGTTTTTCCAAGTGCCGAAACCTTCCAGCTTTCCTTCTAAAGTGGGGCAAGTAGTTTAAAGGTGAAACAGAGTACTCATAATGCTCCTAGTGCTGGTTCGAGTCCAGCCTTGCCCACTTCTCCTTGTGCGGATTGGATGCTTAACTCTTATAGCAAGTATACCGAAACAACTCAAGAAGATGTAGATTGGTATTTCAAACAAAAAGAATTGACAACAAACAAAGATAGGATAAACTAAAACTATGACATTAATTAAACAAAATCTTGGAGCACATTGGGTTATTGGAATGAAAGGTAAAGTAGAGGACATTGAGCAGTTTCACAACCGCATATATAATTGGGGTGGCACAAACGGAAGTATTCAATGGATGAGTGCTAGCTTTGGATATTTTTGGATTACTATGGAAAAGTTGGAGCGAGTTATGTTTAAGTATATGCTTAATGGAATGACTGATAAGCTTGGTAAAAAGTTTAGAGGAAAGAAGGGCGGGATGAAAGCGGTTGCGATGCACAGAATGAAAACTGCGATTGCGAACATTCCAGTAGAATCTTTTATGCATACAGCACAATCTCAAGACTTCTATTCTCTTGGAACAATCTCTGCTGAAAAGCTAGATACTGATAGTTGATTCGCCTAGTATTCCAATGGCAGAGAAAAACGACTTAAAATCGTTCAAGTGTCAGTTCGAGTCTGACCTAGGCGAAGTAAAATGTCGTTCCTATAACTCAACTGGATAGAGTAACAGTTTTCTAAACTGTAGGTTGCAGGTTCGATTCCTGCTAGGAGCGAATTATTTTCTCTAAATAATAAATAAAATGTAAGCCATTATGTGAATAACTTTTTTGTTAAATATTTTCCAGAATTTTTAATTTTAACAATAATGTTTGTGATTAGCTCGAGCGCAATAGAATCGCTGATTAAAATAGTTATTACACATCTTAAATAAAAAAACAATTAATAATTATACAAATAGAATTTAATTGATATTAATAGCAAATAGATGTAATATATAGTAGATATGAAACACCAAAATAGATTAAGTAAAATATTGGAAAGACAAATCTTAAAAGATGAAGATCCAAAACTTATTGCTGAAATAGAAAAGTTTCTAAATAATCTAGAAGTTGTTTTCGCTAAATGGTCTAAATCTCATCCTAATTGGAAAGAGACAGAAGAATAATTAAACTGTTATAAGTATCTGGCGCACAAAGAGTTGCAAAAGCGCCCTCCCTCGAATCGTAAGTCGTTGATGGTCAACGAGATTTAACTAAAGATATTTCTTGTTAAAAAACAAAGCTGTGGTATATTTAAGTATGAACAAAATCAAAAACGCAATCATATACGCAACCTCATATCTGAAACACTTCGTCCTTTTCCTCTTGGGGAAAAGGTATTTAATCGAATACAAACCTTACGGCAAGGATGATGTTTATACCTACATCATCAGCAAGCCTTCTTCTCATACCATCAGCAAGGCAGGGAATAAGCTATTCACTAGCTTCTGCTTTTCTGGTCGTATGGATTCTGGCGTGAAGCAATTCCGCTATGATCGAATCGCTGGTGGTCTCTCGCCAGTCTAACAATAGAGAGATGGGGCTTATTCACCCCTTCATATAGAAAGGGCGAGGAGTAAAATCCTCGCCTTTTTTATTTGACTTATAGTTTAGTTATGATACCATACAGATAGTTCTTTTCTATTACTTGATGGATCGGCGTGGTAGCTGTGAGTTTGCAATAATAACTTAGGTAGAAACTGGAGACACGCAACAGAAACAACTTTAGGAGACTATCATCCAAAGATTTCTGTCTGAGCCGAAAGGCGTAGACGAGTTGGGGGTAGCGTCCAACACCATCGAGTATAGTTTATCTTTTATTACGCCACTTATCTCTGTGGTAACAAACCCAACTTAATAAAGCTTTTTCAAAACCAATATCTTTACCAGCTTTTTCACTTTCGAGCCATTTGTGTTTTAAGATTTCTTCTCTTTCGCTTAAGAAGTTTTTATATAATAATGAATGGCTCAATATGCGATCCATATCTTGTTTAATATTATCACTCATATAATAAACTGCAAAGTATATTACACAAAAGTTTTTATAGTATGTAAGTTATTCTACACCAACAAGTTGCAAAAGCAACCTCCCTGTAGTTCTAAGTCCTTGATGGTCAGTGAGATTTATTAGTAGACAAAAAGAAAAAAACTGATATATTTAAGCTATGAAAGTAAACGAAATTATCACAGAAAAGTTCATCGAAGCCCTCAACAAAGGAGTATGCCCTTGGCAGAAGCCTTGGAAAGTATTTGAAATTTGCAACGGCGTTTCAAAAAAGAATTACAGAGGCATCAATCAATTTTTGCTTCGGATGGTTTCCTCTGACGATTTCTTTTTTACATTTAATCAGATCAAGGAACTAGGCGGAAGGATCAAAGCTGGTGCAAAATCTCACATGGTAGTTTACTATAAATTACTGCAGACAGAAGCTAAGAATGAATTGACCAGAACTTTCCCGATGATGAGATATTATAAAGTTTTTGGGTTGAGCGATGTCGAGGGAATCAAATGGAAGCAACCAGAGACTCCTAAGTTAGAATTTTCACCAATAGAAGAAGCAGAGAAGTTGATTAAGAAGTGCGTGATTCAGATTAAGTATGGTGGCAGTCGTGCCTGTTACTATCCACAAGATCACAAGATTGATTTGCCTTTGAAAGAAAATTTCAACAGCGTTGAAGAGTATTATTCCACAGCATTTCACGAGATTGGTCACGCTATGCATAAAAGCACCAGCGACGATATCAAAAATGGTTTTGGTTCTCAGAATTATAGCAAAGAAGAATTGACCGCAGAGATTTTTGCTAGCCTCTGTCTTAACTTCTGCGGAATTGATTCTGAAAAATGTTTCAACAATTCTGCCAGCTATCTCTCCAACTGGCTGGGAGTATTAAAGAAAGACATGAACTTTATTATCTCAGCTTCTAGCAAAGCACAAAAAAGATTTGACGCTTTCCTTGATAAAAAAGACAGTGAAGAATTGCATATGAATTATTAAGAGTTGCAAGTGCTTAAGTATTAAAGACTTACGCAAGCACCCTCCCTGCGGTTGCAAGTCGTTGACTATCAGTGAGATTTAAATGGTAAAAAAACTTGCATCAAACTTAATTTATGTTAAGCTTTCTTATGTTCAAAAACAAAAAACAAGCCGAGGAGATTGTCGGAACACTCTCAAAACCTTCGAAGATGCCAGGATTTGCTTATTCAACACCCGCAAAGCGTTGTCTTATTGGGCAGAAAATGCGGAATGTTGTAGGAAGCATTTGTGCTTTTTGCTACGCCCTTAAAGGGCGTTATGTTTTCCCCAATGTTCAGAAAGCTATGGAAAAGCGTTTCGCTTCTCTTACCAATGATTTGTGGGTAGATGCTATGACTTATTTAATCGGCAAGGTTAAGAATCCACATTTCAGGTGGCACGATTCAGGAGACTTGCAAGGCGTGTGGCATATTGAAAAGATTGTGAAGATTGCAAAGAATCTTCCGCATATTTCTTTTTGGTTGCCCACAAGAGAGTATGCCTTTGTCTCAACCTATATTGAAAAAGGCGGTGAAGTGCCTAGCAATCTTACCATCCGTTTGTCTGCTCTGATGATGGATGGCCCCGCACCAGTAGGAATTGCACAACGCCTTGGCTTGTGCGTTAGCGGTGCGAGCAAGCTAGGAAACTTTAACTGCCCATCTTCTAAGCAAGGCAACAAGTGCGGCGATTGTCGAAAGTGTTGGGACAAAAATGAGTTTGCAATCGACTATAAAAAGCATTAAGATGAGTTATGCTCATAACAATTCTAGTGGGAATTATAATCACAATTTTATTATTAAAAAAACAATGAACATAGAAAAACTATTAAACGAAAACTTAGAATCTTTTTATCCTTGGAACGATTCTGATAATCCTCCACTCGACACAAACAAAAATTTTGTGCAAAGACAGAGAGAGATTGACGAAGTGTTTGAAGGTTGGCGAGCGAGTATGTAATAAAATTTTGTAAGTCTTTGATATTCAAGGATTTACAAAAATTCGCTGCCCTGCGGTGTAAGTCGTTGATACTTAGAGACTTAGCGACGCTCTATAATTGACCTTATTAAAGCATAAATTAATTGCACAAAAACCAAACCAAAGTATGCCCAAACACAGGTTAAAAAAATTTCCATAATTATTCTCCACAAATTTCTGGATCGCCGAAGTAACCATAGTCCTCATCAGTGCCGTGGCCAGCAGAAGCCATAGCTGAATCGTGATCACCATCCATCGACTCATCAGGTTCACAAGATGATTCTGAAGAGCCAATGATAAGAGGGTCACTTTGCTCAGAGTAAGACCGATGCACAATATTGTTAGCCATATTCTCCTCACGAATATCTTTCAAGATATCACGCACATCTAGCACACCCAGCATATGCTGGCTCATCCATTCCTTGAGAGACGCTTTGTAGTCCATATTAGACGACCTCCACAAGAGTTTCGTTGGAGTCATAGACTCCAGACAACGCATCGAGCATTGAGTTGACCACATCATTGGAATTGATGTAGTCAAAGAACGCATTAGCGTCCACATAGGTTTCCTCGCAGGTTTCCGTCGCTAGGGATGTGATTTCGTTTCTCATAGTTAGAATATATCACAGATTAACTTTAGCGCAAGGTTTATTTTTAGAAAAAAAAGATAGTAGAAAATCTAATCTTTGCAAGTCGTTGATAGTTAAGGACTTGCGCGGGGCACCTCCCTGCGCTTGCAAGTCGTTGATGCTTAGAGACTTACAAGAGGTCTCGAAGATTCAAACAACCCGCAGAGATGTAGTAAAAAAATCTCTCTCGCAAAAAGTTTTTCTGTTCACCATTTTTCATAGCGAGCCTATAAGTTTTTTTATTTAGTTTGAAAAGAATCTTTTTCATTTAGTCTCCTTTATATTTTGAGGATGCGTTGAAACTTCCAATGAAGTTCATCGTTCCATTCTTTCGAGCTTCACACTCTTTAAGAAGTTCTGGAGTCATTTCGACTTCGGTCACTTCATCATAAAAAGCTAGGACACTTCCAACACCAGAGATTCTGGAAAGGCATTTTTTGTTAGAGGTTGAATTGAGCATCTCGCAGATTGCGATATGGTTTTGGATTTGGTAGTATTTACCCACTACGAGGGTTTCTATTATGTTTTTCATTTCTTTATCTTTCATACTATTTAGTTTATCACAGATTGAGTTTTTTGCAAGCTATTTCTTTAGTTAAATTTCGTTGACTTACAACGACTTAGGACTTTTTCCATTAAGTTTTGCCTTTAGTAAGGCGTGAGCTTTAGCCTTTTCAGGATTATTCTTTTTCCAATCAGACCAACTTTTTTTGAGTCTAGCCCATTTCTTGTTGTTATTTTCCCAACGTTGAATTTCCCATTCTTGGGAAGTTAATTGTTTTTTATTATCGTTATTCATTTATTTATTTTCCTTTACTAGTTTAGCATTGTTAAGGTTGATAGTTCCAACCTTATCTTTGTCTATACCTTCAAGGAAGGTTACAACCGCAGTATTTGCAGAAGTTTTGTAAGAAACTTTTACTAGAGTTCCTTCGTAAAGGTATATTTCACCAAAGTATGTTGGTGTATTGTTAGAGTTAGTGATTATGGATTCAGAAGAATCCGTATTTTTACGCATATTTTCACGCATTTGTTTGCGGTGAAAATTCCAATTTATCATTCTATGAGTCATTTTATTTTTTTCTTTCTTTGTTATTTGTTATCTTTTATTGTTATAAGTATAGTTTAGCATATTTCAGCGGAATTGCAAGTGATTTCTTCAATTTGTTTTTCGTTGACCATCATAGAGTTATGATGAGCGACTGAAACTTTTTCTTGATATTTTGCGAAACTTTCATTCAATCTTTTTTGAGATTCTTCGCTAGCTTTTTTTAAGTCAGCAGAGGCTTTTTCGAGATTTGCGATTAGGATTTCATACTTGGTTAATTTCTTATTCATAGATACAGTTTAGCATATTTCAGAAGAAATGCAACATATTTCTTCATTTAAATTTCATTGACCATCAAGGAGTTACAACGCAAGGGAGGGCCCTCCTACAAGTCTTTGGTATTCAGCTACTTACAACTTATAAAACTTGTGGTTGCGTATTGTAGCTACTAGCCTTGTGTCCCTAGCCCACTTAGGAGCGACGCTGACGGCGTGGTAATGGTTTGCACCCTTCACGATGTCTGGCATCTGTTTATGGATGACTAGATCAGCAAGGTATAGAGCGTTCTTGCCTTGTGCTGTTGCCAGTAGCTTCTTCTTGGTGGCTTCACTTACTCCACCATTCCAGAAGCTGAATTGCTTAGGCGATAGGCACACTTGGCTAGGCGTTTGCTTACGCTCTATGGTGCGTGTCTGTATCACACTAGCAACACCTGCCATACCCTCGAAGGTTTCACCCCTCGCTTCACCAAGGATTGTTAATGCTACGATGAATAGTTCTGCTGTCATACTATTAGTCCCTTCCGTTACTGACTGCACCGCAGTAGTCACTAGGTTTCTCTGCTGTGATCGTACCGAATCCGTAGGTATCATTAGAGACAGAGGCACTGAGGAATCGCCCGTCAATGATGTTATCGAATTGACCTTGTGCCTTGATCTTCGCAAGGCTCATCAATCCGCCCTTCATTCCCTTTGCGTTGATCTTATTGCATAAGGAGTGCAGAGCAATCTTAACGAGAGCGTGTAGCACTGCGTCGGGGTTAGCGTAGAAGTAAAACGCTTTGCCGTTACCCATATCGTGCAACTGCCCATTGGTTGCACCCCAGTTGTATAGGGCATTGTGGAACGAGGTGATGCGACCTTTGCCACCTTCCAAGAGGAAAGCAGTTGTATCGCCGAATGATTGTTTAGTGATGTTTAGTTGGTTTTTCATAGTGGTTATATTATCCTTTTCGATTGGTTGTGTCAATGGTTATTCGCAAGCGTGGTGAAGGTCACTAGGCTCGTATATCTTAAGCATCTCCGCACGCTTAGAGGAGTACGCCTCAGAGACTTTAAGGAAAGACTCGCAAGCCTTAGCGTGATTCGCAGAGGCTTTCTCAAGGTTAGCTAACAGGGTTTCGAACTTACTCAATTTGTTTTTCATATAAGAGTAGTCTATCATATTATAGGAAAGGTACAAGAGATATCTTCAAGTTAAATTTCATTGATAGGTAACGACTTATAGACATAAACCTATCATTAGGTACCCCATTTTTGAAAAAATCGAATCAATTTTTCAGACTAAACACTCGCGGGGGGAGCAAAATCATTCTCCCCAATAACAATAATCTATTATTCTATATAATAAATCAATATATATATCTATAATCTATCTCTTTATACCCCCCCTTTTTTAAAATCTATATAAAATCATTTAAAATCATAAATAAACCAAAGTAAAAAAATCCAGGAACCTATTTTTTTATATATCTCTTTTTATATATGCTTCTTGTATCAGGTGTAATACCATCAGAATGAAAAACAAAACAGTAATATCAATATCTCTTGTGTTCTTGGCGCTATTAAGTTATCTCTTATTTAATAAAAAAAGCAATAATAGTTCACCAATAGAACCAGAAAGGATCATTCTTATTGATAAAAAATCATCAATTTCACCAGCGCCCAAGGTTAATATTTCTATTTTGCCCCAAAACGGATTAGAGGTGGGGAGCAATTGGAAAAGTAAATGATAAATCAATATGGTTCAAGATCTAATTAAAGCCTCTCCAGATTCAGTAGAAAACTTAACCCCAGAAGAGATGATGGGGTCTCATATATCGTTGTTTGCTCCAAATGATTTAATCTGGGTTGCGAAAGACGTTTATGATATTCAACATACGTCTTTTTATAAAACTCAAGAATGGTTAGAGAATTTACCAATAGCACATGGGACTTATATTAGTCCTAGTTCTTATAAAAATAAAGAGGGGAGAAGAAAAGTAATCAATATAGAAAAAAATAAATACGTCGTCTTAGAGCATGACGGAATGAGTAAAGACGGTGTTGCTAAAATATTCATGGATAGTCAGAAAAAAGGAATGAAACTCGTAGCAGTAGTCGATTCAGGCAATAAATCTATTCATGGATGGATCCCAAATGATGATCGCGCAGAATATTGGAGAAAATTTTACTTAATTCATGGTTTTTGCTCGGCTTCAATGCGTCCTAGTCAGCCAGTTAGATTAGCGGGTGCTACTCGTCATTTTAAACAAGAACAGAATAAAAGTCCAACAATACAAAAGCTTTTGTATCTAGACAAATCGCTAATAAAATATTAAATATATGCTATACGAAGAGTTAAATAAACCTTCTGATTCTGCAGTCCCGAAAACCACCTCAATGGAGCATTTATATAATGCGATGGAACTTCTAATACGGTTTGCAAATAAAAATAATCTTAAGTATTATATTTGTGGTGGAACAGCCCTTGCAATTTTTAATAAAGGCATCTATAGGGATAACAACGATTTAGAAATATCCGTTGACATCAATCAAGAACAAGCCTGGATTGATTTTTTAGAAAAAAATGGATTTGACTTTATAAAAGATGGCCCGAGCTTTCCTTTGAAAAACAAGAAAAAAGTTTTCTTATCGCAAGACGCGGTCTTAATAGAAATGATCTTTCTCAAGGATGGGCTTATTAACGAAGACAACATTACAGTGGATATAAAAGATTTAAATATTCATATATATGAGCCTATCAAAGTGTTTTACGTTAAACTCCTTTACTCCAACAAAATAACCAAAAATATAAGAGCACAAGATAAGGCAGATTTTCTTTATTTTAAACAATATCTACTTGACTATATTGAAAAATCATCATAATATAGACAAATGGACTTTATATTTCAATTAGCCTCATGGTTGGGATTCACGTACTGCCTATTATTCATGTTTAAAGCCTTTGGCATGAACTTTGGATTATTTGATAAGAAGCCAGACCACAGAGTTTATCTTAACAACCAAGAGATTGTTCCAGGGCCTAATACCAAAAACATATATATAGTTCATGAGAATACTGTGACGACACAACAAATAGTAGAAAATTATGCACCTAAAAAGCTTAACAAAAGTAGCGATGTCAAATTAGTCAACTTGTTCCCTAGCAAAAAACAAGAACAAACCGAGCCAGAGCTAGACCCTAATATATTTGATTAATAGCATTTAGGTTTGTGTAATTATATCTATGGATATAACTGCACCAAATATGATACTTGGTTGGAATAATAAAGGGTTAAAGATACCTAGAAATATAGCTGTGTCAGATAAAACATACTTCTTACCAACTTTAGATATGGTCAATAAAGAAATATTCCCCAAGTACTGGCAATGGCTGAAATCTTTAAAATTAACGAAATGGGTTCACAGATGGGATTGTGATAATTTTGCAGAAGCATTTCATCTATTCGCATGTGGATACTACCAACAGCAAATAGAGTCTAATTCAGAAGGTATAGGTATAGGCATAGTCCATTACAAAGCTATTTTAAGAGCAGAAGATAACACAAGCGGTGGACACGCTATAAATACTTTGATTGTAAATGACAATAACAATTTACAAGTAGTTTTCTTAGAACCTCAAAACGGCAGAATACTAAATTTAACTCAACAAGAAAAAGATAGTATTTGGTTCCTTTATATTTAATATGTTTAAATTATTATTAGGTTTGTCAGCTTTATTTTTAGCATCTTGTGGAGCATTCTTTTCTGTTAAAGGAATAGGATTACTATTCTCTGGTAGTTTTTGGCCAGCAATTATTATGGCCAGCAGTTTAGAGCTTGGAAAAATAATGGCAACCAGTTTTTTGTATAGATACTGGCATAAAATCAATAAATTGATTAAAATATATTTAACATCAGCTGTTATAGTTTTGATGGGTATAACTAGCTTAGGTATATTCGGGTTTTTAAGCCAAGCTTTTTATTCAACAAAAAGTAGTATGGATTTGATTGAGTCTCAAATTAATCTATTGCAAGAAAAGAAAAATACATTAACTTCTCAAGTTCTCTCTAACACCGAAAGAATTAAATCTCTTACTGATACTCGTAAAAATCAAGAGAATAATTTAACAAAAGCTTTAGATCAGACAACGACCACCACGGTTACGAAATCTGGCGGTCTGTTCAGTAATGATACTCAAGAAAAAGTTATAGATAAAAAATCAGTAGAATTTAAAACTCAAGCATTAAATACTGTGCAGTCTAGCATATCCACTCTAGAGTCTAATGTAGAAAAAATTAGCCTAAGTAACGAGGAAAAAAATCAACAGATTAATTCTATTGATAATAATATTATTACGTTAAACAAACAAATGACATCTTCTGATATAGGTACTTATAAATTTATTGCTCAAGCTTTTAATACGAATATAGAGACAGTAGTAAAATATTTTATATTAATTATAGTTTTCGTTTTTGACCCGTTATCTATATGTTTGCTTTTAGCTTATAATATTGTAAATAACAAAAAATTTGAAGAAATTGAAATTACAAAAGATATCTTAAAAGAAAAGATGATAGAAAAACCAATCAAAATTATAAAAACTTTCTTAGGCCCCTTTAAAAGAGGCACTAAACAAAAGCATAACCCCGATCTCGCAGACCCAAATATAAAAAATTAAACTAAAGAGTAGCCTTTTTTAAATTTTAAATTTAGTTCAAAAGGATTAGTGCTTTTACGATGATCAAATCTTTTAATAAAAGATGCACCAATCTTTGGCATTTTAGCAAAGAACATTTTATTGTTTATGTTTAATGTTATATGAGAAGGTAATACAGAAACGCTCATTAATTTACCTTTCATATTTCTTTTTATTGCTCTAGCGATTGCGCAGTTTTGAGGATTTGCCATTTCTCCTTCAAATATATTTTGTTGTGTTATTTTTATGGTTCTATTCATTTTATTTCCTGTATTTTGTAATCATAATTATCGCTATCTTCAGTAACCCATTTGGGGCTATTTTCAGCTGTATAAATATGAGAGTTTATTTTTCTTTGCAACAATAATTCATTTGTTTTAGTTGCGAAGCTTGGATCGAATACTTTGATTCTGTTGTTGGGTTGTATTGCGAAATTACCATTGTCCAGTTTTATAACATGACCAGCTTTATGTTGGTCTGGCTTTTGACTAAATCCAAAATTTAATTCATTATAATCACTATGCGCCCAATCAAAAGTAAATAAATAGCGACCAGTGTACTCTTGCCCAGTTCGGCCAGTGTATTTAACTATTTTATTTTCTAATAAGTAAAAAGTTGTTACAGCAATATGATAACTAAAACTATCCCATAATTCTAATTCGTCTAATTCCATATCTGGCGCGTCTTCTTTAGAACAGAATGCACTTATGGGAGCATGCCACCAAATCCCTCCGTCTTCCATAAGAAAATTAAAAAGAGGGACTTGGCTAGGAAGACTTGTGACACCGAAAATTAAACATTTATATTTTTTATCAAAACTATCTTCTTGATTTCTTAAATAATTCCCTCTTACAAAGGCTTCGATTGGAGGAATATTTGCATTTAAGTACGCCACGGTTCTTTTATTTACACTTAATTCAAAATATAGTGTAAACCATTGTGGAAACCTCATGTCTAAAAAACATCGAAAAGAACGAAAAGAGGACAAATCGCCAGTAGTTCCTCAAAGAGATAAAATTCAACAACCCTTGAATATTAGGGATCTCAATTGGACAGAAAACCAAAAGAAGTTTATTCAAATCTTACAAGATAAATCTACTAAGATGATGTTCTGTAAAGGACCAGCAGGAACAGCCAAAAGCTTGTTAAGCGTTTATTGTGCTCTTCATGCAATTAATAACAAGAAGGTAGGAGAGATATTTTATATTCGTAACCCTGTGGAAAGTAGCACTCATAATCTAGGATTTCTTAAAGGTGACCTTCATGAAAAATTAGATCCATATCTACAGCCTTTAATGGACAAACTCCATGAACTATTACCTAAAGGACAAGCAGAATTATTATTAAAGCAAGAAAGAGTCAAAGGACTTCCATTGGGATTCCTAAGAGGGCTCAGTATTAACGCTAGTTATATTATTTGCGATGAAGCTCAAAATTTAAGTATTCATGACCTTTTATTAGTTAGTACTAGGATGGGCAAGTTTAGTAAATTAATATTTATTGGAGATATTCGTCAATCAGATATTAAGAATAGCGGATTCGAAAGAATATATAAACTATTTGATGACGAAAAAAGTAAAAACAAAGGTATTATTACTTTTAAATTTGGAACAGAAGATATTATGAGAAATGATATCTTAGCTTATATTATTGAGAAATTTGAGGAATTACATTAATTTAATGTGTAATCATATTTAATATGTCTAACATCACAACAGATCCTACTGAAAAAAGATTAAATTTAGTTTATGATGCCACTCCATTAGACACAATATCTAATTTTACAGTAAGCGGAACAAACGGCACAGTTTTAGAAGCAAATGCTAATCGTGAAGAACTTTATATTCAAAATTTATCAACATCTCATCTTCATGTAAAATATGGAGCTTCTGCTGCTGGTAATTCATTTAATTTTGTTCTAGCATCAAGTACTGCTTCTGGAGGTGGTGATGGCGGAAGTTTAAGTGATCTTAATTATACAGGAGTAGTTAGTGTTAGTGGAGTGAGCCCAAATTATATTTGCTGGGAAAGAAGTTAATTTTTTTCTGACTATATGATAGTCAAAAATCCATACTCTACAGCTTTTGGTAATAATAAACGCGGAGTTATTGTAAAAAATCCTAAAAGAAAAATAATTAACAATGGGCCACCTCCCCCATCCGAACCAGAAAATAGCAATGTAGCATGTTTAACTTTAGCAGCTGGATTATATAAGAAAAAATATGAAGGTTATTTTTATGAAAATGATGACTTTTTTAATACTAGATTAGTAAGCGAATTTATTGATGACTATAACACTGCAAATTATATAATAAGTAACGTTGGAAGTACAACTGAGCAAGATTGGTATAATTGGGGATTTTTTCCACAACCCCAATATGATACACCAGAAGCTATAGGTTCGCCATTTCCATCGATAGGTAAAGGCGTTACTTTTTTTGGTTTTGGTTTTATCCAGAACCCAGGAACTGCAAGCGTAAGTCCTGTTGTTGTGTCTGAGGAAGTTACTTCTCAGATTGATGATAATTATTCTTCAGCTCAAGGACAAAATAATAAAAGTCTTATTATCAAAGGCTACTTTAAGCCTACAGTAAATGGAGTGTACAAATTTAGATTATACTCAGATGACGGTAGCTACCTATGGTTTGGAACTAATGCTCTTGACGGAAATAGAAGTATTACTAGGGATGGGAATGGTAATGTAACTGCTACTAACGCTGTAGTATCTCTACCTGGACTTCATGGGCCTTATCACACAGATCCACCTGGTACATTCACAATGGTTGCAAACTCTTATTATCCATTAACAGTTGAATTTGGTAATGGACCCGCAGGCGAAGGAGTTTTAATCTTTGATTATATGCCTCCAGGATCAGACACATTCACTTCAGATTTATCTGGTAAATTATTTTATGATACTGTTAGCAAAGGTCATAGAGTATGCCCCGCATAAATACGATATATCGTTATTTTAAATTAAATTTAAATATTTAGAATATACTCTTCATTTAGCATATAATATTATATGTTAAAAATTTATTGTTCTGAATGTGGTTCGCCAACTGAATATTCCCTAAGTAAGCCTAAATTTTGCACAAATTGTGGAAATTCATTTTCAGGCGTTAAAAAAGAAGAAAAAGTAGCTTTACCAGTGCAAATGCAAAAACCAACTATAACCAAAGCGAAAAGGCCAAATATTGAACCAGAAGATTACGAGGATGATGATACTGAAATCACAGAAGTAAATGAAGTGCCAGATATTGATAATTTAGATTTCGATATTAATATTCAACGAGATGTTGTTGAAAAAATAGGAGATATCGTCGGTTCGTCCAACCAACAAAATACTTTAAGACAAAATCGGTCCAAAATAGTAATTAATAAAAAAGAACAACTAGAAAGCCTACGTAAAGAAGGCTCTGCATTAAAACCAAAAAGTCGAAATCGTAAGAAGCAATAGTCTTTTTAAATAATAAAATGCCTAATCAAAAACTCAATTTTGAAGGATGTATAGCTCAAATAGACAATGAAATCTTTAAAAGGAGAAATAAATGGAACCTGACAGCCATATCTTGGATGGATTTTTCAGATGTTTCTCAAATTTTAAGAATTCATATTTACAAAAAATGGCATTTATATAATCAAACTAAACCATTAGCTCCATGGGTTAATCGTATCATAAGTAACCAAATTAAAAATTTAATACGCAATACTTATAGCAATTATGCAAGACCATGTTTAAAATGTGCCGCAGCAGAAAGCGACGATGGCTGTAGTATTTACGGAAAACAATGTGTGGATTGTCCACTATACGCAAATTGGGTGAAAAGCAAAAAGAATGCTCACGATACCAAGCTGCCTGTAGCGATGGAGAATCATTTGAACGAAGTATATGATATAAAAAATGATACAGTTGATTTAGAAAAAACAGCAGAAAACATTCATTTTAAAATGCAAAAGATTTTAAAACCAATAGAATGGAAAATTTATACATACTTATATATTGAACATAAAAACGAAGAGCAGGTTGCTAAATTAATGGGATATAGAACCACAGAGAAAAATAGAGCAGCTGGATATAAGCAAATTAAGAATTTAAAAAAATCAATTATGATTAAAGTTAAAAAACATCTTTATAACGGAGATATTGATATTATATGAGCGAAGATATTTTAATTTTAACAGAAGAGCAACAATTGGTTTTATTAAAAGAATGGAATGATCGCGTAGATGATCCACCCTCGTTAGCCGAACTAGTTAAACTTGCTTTTAACAGAGAAGATCTGGACGGCAGAAGCAAAGAGGGAAAAGCAGTCAAACAATTTTTAGCTTCTAGACAAATTAAACCTAGAAAAAGTCATGAATACGAAGCCAAAGGTATTTTAGAATTATCTAGTGAACAAAAAGAGTATATTAGCAATAATTGCAATGCTATGACTGGATTGGAAATGGCAAAAATATTATTTAAAGATGAAACTCTAACAAACCTTTGCCAAGAAAGCAGAAGCGTTTTAGAGTACATGAAAAGCATACCCACAAATATAAAATATAATAACGCCGAAAATGAAGAAGCCTCGACTGGAGATTATAAACCTCCGCGCAGCGAAGAAAGAATGATAGCTAAGATTAATAAATATGTTTTAGATGGAATAGATAAAAGCAAAATCACTCATGGTCAAAAAAGAGAAGTTGCTGCGGTAATAAGTTACATGAATACTCATAGGTTCATACATCAAATTAATATTTATGATAACGAGAACGACCGCGAACTTTTTGAGAGTAGTTTTGTAAGATATACTTATAATAAAGGTGATTTAACGCAAGAAGAGGTAGATCAATATATAGTGCTCTGCACAGAAGTCCTTATTTCTTCTAGTATTCAACAAACTATTAGCGTATTGCAAAATCAAATAGATTTATCATTGCAAGATGATGGTAAGATTCCTATGGCTCTAGTTGAAGCAAGCAACACAGCTAGAAAAGAATACAATGATTGCGTAAATAGACAACAAAAATTAAACAATGATTTAAAAGTTAAAAGAAGCGAAAAATTAAGCAAGCAAGTCAAGGAAACTGCTTCAATTATTAATCTTGTGCAGATGTGGAAAGAAGAGGAGAATAGAACTAAGCTTATTAAAATGGCAGATCTTAGAAAAAAGAGTTTAGAAAAAGAAATAGATCGGCTTTCATCTATGGAAGAAATAAAATGTAAGATATTAGGAATCTCTAGAGATGAGATTTTAAATGGATGAGTGTCATATGCAAAGTAGATGGTAAAGAGTTCAAAGATGAAAAAAGCCTTCATCTTGCGCTTAGAGGATATGGTTTAAATAAAGAAAAATATTATCATACTTATTATCCCAAGAAAGATTTATTCTCTGGAGAGACTATTAACTTTAAAAACAAAGAACAATATTTTAATAGCGACTTTAATGATAAGAACAATATGAAAAAATGGCTAAAAGATCAGCCAATAGAAAAAGCCCAAGAATATTGCAAGTCATTGCTAGTTAAACGCAAAGCAGATAAGAATATAGTATACTCTCCAACGCAAGTAGAGCTAAGAACTATTATGAGTCCATCTGTTGTCTTTTATAATAAAATTTTTAATGATTATTATGATATTTGCTCCCAAGTAGGCTTAGAAAATAAGTTTGTGCATCCTAAAAATATAACCAACCAATTTCAAAAGAAATTAACAGTAAGAGATACCATATATGTTGATACTAGAGAACAAAGTTGGCTTAAGTTTGACATACCTTTTGAAATAAAGACGCTACCTTTTGGAGATTATTCCTGCTCTAATGATAACTGTGATTGTTATATTGAGCGAAAAAGTCTTAGTGATTTTATTAGTACCTTGAGCATAGGCAATTTAGATAGATTTAAAAATGAAATAAGCAAAGCGAAAAAAAATAATGCTTACCTTATAGTAGTTGTTGAAGAGAAGTTGAGTAATGCGTTAAGCTTTCAATATCTGCCACACATTAGCAAAAAAATAAAAGCTACACCAGAATATATTTTTCATAATGTGAGACAACTTATACAGGATTATGATAATTTGCAATTTCTTTTCGTAGATGGTAAAAATGAAATGAAAAGAGTGATAGAGTCTATTTTTAGCTCTAAATGTTTTTATAAAAAAATAGATTTGCAGTTGGCTTATGATTTAAAAATTTTATGATAGAATGTCCAGAAAAATACGTAAAAGAAATTAAAGACGTTAATGCTGAATTAGCGCTACTTAAAGGTTTTTTAAACGATAAAGAAGCAAAGATATCTTTGGCTAAATTTTTAAGAGCAAATATAGGCTTTACTACAGAGTTGATAAGCGGAGTTAAGCTCGCGCCATATCAAGAGATACATCTTAAAGCTTTCTTCAATAGGAATTTTAATATGTGTGTGTTTGGTCGAGGATGTGGTAAGAGTTTTATAGCTGCAGTATTTTGTTTTCTACAATGTATATTTGAGCCTAACACAAAAATTTTGATTGCTGGGCCTACCTTTAGAACTGCGCGATTTATATTTAATAATTTAGAAAAAATAGTTAATAGCCCAGGTGCAGAATTACTAGCTCAATGCTTTGGAGCAAAAGCTAAAAGAAATGATCAATTTGAATGGCATATTAATGGAGGAAGTATTGTAGCGATCCCATTAAACGGAGAAAAAATTCGAGGATTTAGAGCGAACGTTCTAGTATTGGATGAGTTCTTGCTTTTGCCAGAAGAAATTATTAAAAATGTACTTATGCCTTTCCTTGTGGCTCCACAGAACATCAAAGAAAGAATGGAGATCAGAGAGCTAGAAGATAAGCTCATTCAAGAAGGTTCAATGAAAGAAGAAGACCGAGAGGTTTTTGGAAACACAAGTAAAATGTTGGCGTTTTCTTCTGCGAGTTATACTTTTGAAAATTTATATAAAACTTATAAAGAATGGTCTGAAAAAATTATAAATAATGAAAAAACAGAAGCAACATACTTCGTAAGTCAACTTAGTTACGAAGCTCTTCCAGAAGAAATGATAGATAAAACTATTATTGAAGAAGCACAAAACGGAGGGGCAAGTCATAGTAGCTTTTTAAGAGAATATTGTGCTAGATTTACTGATGGTAGCGATAGTTATTTCAATGGTAAAAAAATGGAAGATTGTACTTTGAAATTAGGCGAAAAACCACATACTTTATTGAAAGGAGATCCAAAGAAAAAATATATTCTTGGTATTGATCCTAATATGAGCGATAGTCCAAATGCAGATTATTTTGCTATGGCTGTTCTAGAGCTTGATGAAGAGAAAAAACAAGGAATATTAGTTCATACTTATTCTGGATTAGGCAATCTTAAAAATCACGTAGCCTATTTATATTATATAATGACAAATTTTAATATAGTATTAATGATTGTCGATAACGCTGGAGCAGATGTATTTTTATCTGCATGTAATGAATCAGAATTATTCAAAAAACAAAAACTAGAAATAAAAACATTTGATATAGACTCAGATCTTGATGGACCAGAATATGAATTTATGATTCGTAACGCTAGAAAAAAATATAACGTAGAAGATAAACGAATAGCCTTTAATCAAGTATTTACTGGCACATTTATTAGAAAAGCAAATGAATATTTACAGGCCTGCATTGATTATAAAAAAATATGGTTTGCTAGTAGAACAGGCGCGCATGAATCATTTTTTAATGAGGTTATAAACAAAAGCGCACCAATAGATTTAATGAAAAGTGAAGATAAAAAAGATTGGACTATTCTTGATTTTATAGAAAACCAAGACGATTTTATATACCAAACAAAAAAACAATGTGCTCTAGTAGAGCATTCTTCTACAAGCAGGGGTACTCAGACTTTCGATCTTCCACAGCATCTCAAAAGGAGCTCTTCGGCGAACAAAGCAAGAAAAGATAATTATTCTGCACTTATGTTAGCGAATTGGGGTTTAAAATGCTATAATGACATGATGGAACAACCAGAAACAATAGAAATAGCGACTTTTTCGCCTATAATGCTTAAATAAAGGTGTAATAATTAATATCAATGGCTAAAAAAATTAAAAATAAATCAAAAATAATCAAAAATGAGGAAAGTGGGCCTCTGATGGTTAGTCAAGCTTCAAGCTACGAAAGCAGAGGTTCATCATATGCAGGCTCTGATTTATCCGACCAGTCGAGTACTCAAATGCGTAGAAATACAGCTGGTGGAATCGTAAGAACAGATCGATATAAGAATATTGACGAAGGACTAATACCTTTTAGATATTCAACTGGGGTAAAGAATTCCTCTAATATGAATGTTAGAGATGCGGTCATATTATGCCAAAAAGCGTATTATAATTTTGCTATATTTAGGAATACCATAGATTTAATGACTGAGTTTTCTTGTAGTACCCTTTACTTTAAAGGCGGTAGTCAAAAAAGTAGAGATTTTTTTGAAGCTTTGTTTAAAAAAATAAATATATATGATTTGCAAGATAAATTTTTTCGTGAGTACTATAGAAGTGGGAACGTATTTTTATATAGGTTTGATACAAAAGTTTCAGATTCAGATATCAGCAAAATTACTCAAGCGTTTGGATTAACATCCGCAAAAGCTTCAGTTAATTTACCATCAAGATATTTAATATTAAACCCTTCAGATATTCAAATTGGTGGAACTATAAATTTTTCTTCTGGAAGGTTTTACAAGGTTTTGAGCGATTACGAATTAGAAAGATTAAAGACTCCTAAAACAGATGAAGATAGAGAAGTCTTAAAAGGCCTACCTCCAGAGACTCAAGAGCTTATCAAAAAAAGAACAGTTGGAATTTTAACGCTACCATTAGAGGCTGAAAGGCTTTGCGCGGTTTTTTATAAAAAGCAAGATTATGAACCATTCGCTGTCCCTATGGGTTTTCCAGTATTAGATGATATTAATTGGAAAGCAGAAATGAAAAAGATGGATATGGCTATAACTCGTACAATGCAACAAGCTATTCTTCTTGTCACTATGGGTACAGATCCAGAAAAGGGCGGAGTTAATCAAAAAAATCTAGAAGCAATGCAAAATTTATTTCAAAACCAAAGCGTCGGTAGAGTGTTGATTGCAGATTATACAACAAAGGCAGAATTTGTTATTCCTAATATCGGTAATTTGCTTGGTCCAGAAAAATATGAAGTTGTCGATAGAGATATTCAAGTGGGATTGAATAATATCCTTATAGGAAATGAAAAATTTGCTAATACGACAATTAAAGTCCAAGTATTTATAGAAAGGTTAAAGCAAGCAAGACAAACGTTTATAAATGAATTTATAATACCAGAAGTGAGAAGAATAAGTAAAGAATTAGGTTTTAAAAATTATCCAACAGCAGAATTTGATGATATTGATTTAAAAGACGATGTCCAATATTCTAGAATATATAATAGATTAATGGAGCTTGGGATCTTAACTCCAGAAGAGGGATTAAAAGCAATTGATACTGGAAGACTTCCGCAACCAGAAGATTCATTGATTTCTCAAAAAAAGTATAAAGAATTAAGAGATCAAGGTCTTTATCAACCATTAATTGGCGGAACTAAAATAGGCGGAGATGTTGGAAGACCAAACGGAACAACAGGAGTTCCTCAGTCGACAAAAAATGTTGAGCCAATTGGTCAAGGAAAACAATCCAAGGCTTCTTTAGAAGAGAAATATAGCGTTTATAAAATAAAAGAAAACCTTATTTCTGCTCAAAAATTAGAAGAAGAAGTTGCCGCGTTATTAAGAAAAAAACATAATATTAAAAAGTTAAGTTTTAGTCAAAAAGACGTAGCCAACCAAATTTCAAAATTAATCATTGCTAATGAGTCTCCAGAAAATTGGAATGTAAAAATAGAAGATTATATAAATCAACCTTTTGATAAAAATCAAGAATTAATTTCAACCATAAATAACATAGCTTGCGATCATCAAATTGACACTTACTTAGCAAGTATTTTATATCATAGCAAGGTAAATTAATATGGCAAATTTAATTCGTTTAAAGCAATTAGATTTAACTGAACTTTCTGGATATATCAATCAATCTTTTATTGGATCGAGTAGCGGGGGATCGAGTAGCGCAACTAGTCAATTCAATTACCATATCGGTAATTTTAATATTTCAAATTATTATTTAAATTTAGTGAGTAGTCCTTCTGGAGTGACTGGATACCTACCTCCAGTATCGAATGGATTAAGGTTTAATATCAAGAATTTAGGAGAAGGATTATTGGTTATATCAGGTTCGGCTAACATAGATCAACTGGATTCAATATCTATGCAAAAAAATGAATCGATAGAGTTATTAGGTGTAAATAACTCATATTACTCAGGATGGGCGACCATAATTAGTAATCCAGGACTTTAATATGAATTATCTCAATTTATTACAAAGAAAAAATTATAAAAGTTTTATAATTAAAAATACGGCAGATCAAATTCAAAATGGTAAAGATCTATTAAAAAAATATTCAGAACTCTCTGCGATTGGTTTAAATGAAAATAATAGATACATTATATATCTAGAGCCAGGAACATTCGACTTAGGTTCCTCGTCATTAATTTTAAATAAAAATTTTATTGATATTGTCGGTTTAAACGAAGTAAATAAATCAATTATTACTTCTGATATTAGCCTACCGAACAATGGGACAATCAATCAATTGCTTGATTATATTTCTCTTGCGAATTTAGTAGTAAAAAACACTAATACGTCGTTTGCGTCACCATGGCATACGCTAACTTTAACAGAAGAAGACAGAATTTATTATGATGATAGACTGGGTAATTTACCTGCTGCGTATTATTTGAATCTTAGCCCTGGGCAAAATTTTGGTCAGACTTATATCGAGAATGTCGATTTTATTAGTTTGACTGAATCTATCCAAAGTATGAGAAATAGAGTAAGCTATAATGGAACTTATAAAAATGTTTCAGCTGGAAAATTTTCTTTTGGTTTTAAAGGAAGAGCAAATGGTAAATTTATAAATTGTATAGGAAGCAGTTACGCTTTTGGCTCATACGCTGGAGAAGCTAATGGTTACTTTGAAAACTGCAAAGCGAATAATTACTCGTTTGGAGCCTGCGCAATCATAGTTACTGGAAAATTTATAAATTGCAAAGCGAATCAGAAAAGTTTTGGAATAGATGCGGGGATAAATAATGGGTCATATATAAATTGCGAAAATGATGTAACGCAATGAAAAAGCTAGATATAGTATCGCATCTTCCAAACACTTCAATTTCGTTCAATCAAGAAGATTCCAGTTCTGCAGGGACTTTGATCCTTAGTGGAATTACAAATTATGGAGTAGAGTCAATAAATGTGATATCTGGAATAAATCCAGCGCACCCTTTCACAGCTTTAGATTTTGGAAATAAAGAGTTGGTTGTTGCAAATGATAGGCATACTATATCTCTAGGTAGGAATACTACACCAAGCACAATTACAATTTTGCAAGCTTCTCCAAACCAATCATTTAAAATGAATTTGGGTACGGCTTATTTAGTAGATGACGCTAGTAGAGTTGCGGACGTTCTTAGTTTAACTTATAAAACAGGAAATTTTAATCTAAATGCTAGACCTAGGGTAAATGGAACAGCAGTGAGCTTGATCGGAGAAGACGTTTATATTCATATAACAGGCAACCAAACTTCAATTGTAAATGGAACAAAATATCTTGCAGACACAAGAAGTACTTCATTTGCATTTAATCTTCCTGCGTCTCCATCAACAGGAAATTATCTTGAATTTGTTGATCCATTTTATACTTGGAGTGGAAATAATTTTATTTTGAGTGGAAACGGAAATAATATAGAAGGCGAAAATTCTCCATTTACAGGAGATGCAGCAGGTTTAAGTATGAAAAGCGTTTTTGTTGGTGGAATTTACGGATGGAGAATAGTGTAAAGGCATATATGGGAAGTTTAAAAAATTTAACAGAAGCAAGATCAAATTTACCAACAGACTCTTTTGATCTTTCATATGCTGGTACTTTACCAATACCTCGCATTCCTATTTTTACAACTAATCCATTAAGAGGCGCTTTATTGGGTTTATCTGGTTCTCAAACCGCAGCTCTTCTCTATGGAAAATGGATCACAAGTCTTTTTATTACGGGGTATAATAACTTAAACTTCGATAACCTCACATCTTTATCTTCTACAAATATAGTAGGAGTTAGAGATTCTTTCACCATACAAAATTTGTCTAAGTTAACTAATCTTAGCTTTCCTGTTCTAACTTCTGTTGGTTTATCTTTCTCTCCTTTTAATGGTAGTATGAATTCTCTAACCAGTCTTAGCTTTCCTAATCTAGCCTCTATTGGCTCGTCTTTTAATAGTAGCGCTACTACTACTGTAAATTCTCTAACCAGTATTAGTTTTCCTGCTCTAGTTTCTATTGGTGGATCTTTTGGATTTACTGGCACTAGTTTTAGCGCAAATTCTCTAACCACTGTTAGTTTTCCTGCTTTAGTTTCTGTTGGTGGAGCTTTCACATTTATCGCTAGCACCGCTAGCTTAAATCTTATAAGTACAATTGAATTCCCTGTTCTCGCTTCTATTGGTGGGGCTGCTACCGTGGTGGCAGGTGTTGGTAATTCTCTTACTACTATTAGCTTTCCTGCTTTAGCTTCTGTAGTTGGTAATTTTGTACTAATTTCAAGCAATGCGCAAGCTCTTACAGTTGTTAACTTGCCTGCTCTAGCTAATGTTGCAGGGGCAATTCAATTTAATTCTAGTAACGCAAACAGTATTACCACTATTAGACTTCCTGCTCTAGCTAATGTTGGGGGGGTCTTTACGATTTATAGTTCGACCGCTTCAATGAACTCTTTCACTACTCTTTTAATAGGTTCTACTTTGAAACATATAAATGGAAATTTTAATAGTGGAGATGTAGGTCTTGATAGACACAATGCATGGTCAGCAAGCACATATTATCCATCATATAGGTTATTCACAGCACCTGCATCAGCTTTTTCTTCAACTACAACAGGAACAACATGCACTGTAGATATTCAAGACCATGGACTTCAAACTGGTGATATAATCACAGTTTCTGGTATTACAGGAACGTCAGTATCAGTTCACAATTTTAATGTATCAGCTGTCCCAGTTACTCGAATTACTGCTAATCAATTCACATATACAATTATTGCAACTACGCAGATTGCCGCAGGCACAGCAACAATCCAAAGACAAGAAGTCGCTGTTACACCTATAACTAAAAATGGAAGAAAATATATTTGCACAACCGCAGGAACTTCTGGCGTTTCACAACCTACTTGGCCCACGACAATTGGAAATACTGTTGTAGATGGTACTGTAACTTGGACTTGCTCTGAGTTATCCTTGTCTAATATCTTATCAAGATTAGATGCTTTAGATGGAACAAATGGAACAACTACCTATGGCGCTAATCGAGTTATAACCATTGGACCAACCAGCTTACTTACTATCAACTCTATTACTACATCAGCTGGGGTTGCTACAATTACAACCGCAACAAACCACGGAATAACAACTGGCACACAAGTTGCAATTTCTGGATGCACTGGCGTTGCTCTTAGATATAATGGTGTGTGGACTGCGACTTCAACTGGATTAACCACTCTCACAGCGCCTGTACCAACAGATTTAAATGGTGTTGTGGGCGAAGGAATTATGAGACTCACAAATTCAAGCCCTCAATTCTCAGGAAGCGCTCCAATATCTGCAGCAACTATAGTAGGCGCAGCACACGATTCTCATATATTTCTTAGCACTACTCAATTGAGAAATAGTGACAATGGAGCACTTTTACCAATTTTTTCTGCAGGAATTTATAATAGAAACGGCACAACAAATGGTTTTCCAAAATATTCATGCACGGAAAATGGATTCGATCTATGGTATGACACAACAAAAAAGCGTTGGGTAAACTCGCCATCTCAATACACGGGGGTAACTGCAGCAAGTGTAGACTATCTGCACACACCACAAAGTGTATCTATTGCGTCTACATCAGCTGCGAATCCAGCTGTCATTGTATGTTCGCAGGCCCATGGTGGATCTGGATCTGAAGTATTTACTGTTGTAATAGAAGGTTGTTCAAATGCAGCATTAAATGGATCTTGGGTTGCTACAGGAACAAGTTCAACCACGTTTACAATTCCTGTAAATGGATCAGCTGGAGCAACAACTAATAGCGGAACAGTTAATGTTTTAGATCAACCATTCAATCAGGGTAGACTTACAAATGGTAATGCAAATGCTCCTCGGCAAGGCATTCAACAAACAATAACAACAAGTGTCAATCATGGATTTACTACAAATGATTTTATTCATGTTTATGGTGCTGTTGGAACCCAGGCAATAAGCGTTAATGATTTGAATAATAGTGCTAATGTAAAGAGTGTTACGTCAGCTATTACAGTAATTAATCCAACCACTTTTACACATGTCCGTTATTCAAACCAGCAGCCAGTTGTTGGTAATTACTCCTCAGTACTTACAACAATGCCCCATATGAGAGACCCATCTATAAATGATGTAGCTTTTTATAAAACACTAAAGCTTCGTGCAAAAGGATTAGTAGCATTTCTTATGGGAACCACAGGAATTTAATTAATAGATTAATTGGGTTAGATAAAAAATAAAACAAATTAAATTACCTAAATAATAGGTGTAATTATTTTATAATATGTCATTAGAACTAACGACAGCATCAGATCTGCAATTATCAGGGATAAGACAAACCCTAAGAACAGTAGGTTTAATTGGCGATGAGATTATTAGTGGAATTAAAACTTTTAATAAAAGACCTTTTGTAAATGGAAGTGGCGTATTATTAATTGGCGATGATTTGCCTGCACCAAATCAAATTTTAAATACCACATATTCAAACTTAACAGGCTTAAAAGCTATTAGCGGATTATTGAGCGGTCAATTATATAGAATTTCAGATTTTGTTCTCAAATGGAGAAATCAATCAATCAATGATTCAACAGTCAGAACAGCAGCTTCTGGAGAACCTCTAATTGTTACTGCTATTTCTAATAAACAAATATATCACTTAGCGCAATCAGAAATTTATCCTCAAGATACAATTTATTACAATATAGATGCACGTAGTTCTTATTCTTGGGGCGAAATTAATAATAATTTAGCTATATCAGATTTCAAGGGCTGGATTTATAGAAGAGTAGATAATCTTCTGAACATTGATATACCCTATGATTGGAGAAACATAACGGTTAATTGTTGCAAGCCAAATATTATTTCTGTGCCAAGCTATTCCAGTAATCATCAATACTCTAGATTAGATTATGTTAAAGAAACTGGTAATAATAGCAATCGCGGCAAGTTGTATTATTCACTTGTTACAGGCAATAGCGGAAATGCTTTAAGTAATACTAATTTTTGGCATCCAGTATCAAATTTTGTTGAGAGTGGGACTTTTTTTAGCACAGATGAAAGTTATGGATTTAGAGCGCTTTATGATGATGCAAACCTTGGAGATTTTATTATAAATTTACCAGCTTTAACCTCTTCAAGAATTCAACAACCAACTTTTACTTCTACTCTTACTGGATTAGGAACTTTTACATTAAATGATGTAAAAAATATAAAAATAGAAGGTGGCTATAGTAATGTGATAATTGGCAACAATTTCCACTCTAACACTATTGGCAACAGTTTTAACGCTAACACTATTGGCAACGGTTTTAACGCTAACACTATTGGCAACGGTTTTAACGCTAACGCTATTGGCGACTTTTTCTCCTATAACACTATTGGCAACAATTTCTACTCTAACACTATTAGCAACGATTTCAAGTCTAACACTATTAGTAACGGTTCCGACTTTATTAGCAACAGTTTTAACTCTAACACTATTGGCAACAATTTCTACTCTAACACTATTGGCAACCTTTTCTACTCTAACACTATTGGCAACAATTTCCACTCTAACACTATTGGCAACAGTTTTAACGCTAACACTATTGGCAACGGTTTTAACGCTAACACTATTGGCATCGGTTTCGCGTTTAACACTATTCGCAACAGTTTTAACGCTAACACATCTGAAAGTAATTTTTATAGTATTGATTTTTCATCTTCAACACATGTATACAACTCTTACAACACAACACTATTTAAAAATTCAGCAAACTCTATGAGATTAAGATATTTCAACAGTAGTGACCAACTAGTAGTAACTGATCCAACAGCATAAAACTTATGAAAAACATATTTAATTTCATTAAAAATAACCCCAAATTACATAGTGTAATACAAGATAAGAAAATTCAATTAGAAAACCAATAATATGCCAACAACAATTCACATAACAGATCAAGGCAATCAAACTATATCTGGGGTCAAAAATTTTGCTCAAGATACGACATTTGGCGACTCGGCGCAAGGTGATTTTTTAGTTATTTCTGGAAATAATTTTACAGTCTACGGGAGTGGTAATTTTACTAGTGGACTTTTTGTAAATGGAAATCCTGTATTTACTGGATCTCCAAATTCAATTGTTTATACCACAGGAAATCAAACTATATCTGGGATTAAAACTTTTGCTAATAATATTCAAGTTTCTGGAACTGGGATTTTTAATGCTATTGATTTAAATAACATTGATAATCTAAGTCTTTCTGGAGTAGATATAGCTATAACAAGTGGGAATGTAACTCTAACAAATCGCCCAACAGTAAATGGCACTGGAGTTTTATTAAGTGGTGAAGCTGGAAATTTGCCAAATACTGTAGTTTATACAACTGGTAATCAAACCATTAGTGGAAATAAAATATTTGATTTATTTAGAATAGAGCCATCTGGAAGAGCATTTGATCTTGGCACTGGATTAAATATAAATAGTCAAAGTGGAATAGTTAGAATTAATACTAATGTAACTTCTTCATTGGGAGCAGGATTTACATATGCTTTAAATAGTGGAGTTGACCCAAATACTCCATTAAATATTGAAGGTCGAGGAAGATTGGTTCATGGTTTATCACTAGATGCAGGAAGCAATAATTTTACAAGCGCTTCAGATCATTTTCACTTATTTTTTTCAGCTGGACCTAATAATCCAGGATCATTTAACGGCAGGTACTCAACAGATACAAATACAAATTATAAAAGCTATCAATTTTCTCCTACAACAAGACCAAATGGAAACGACAACCTAAGAGATTTAATTCACTTAACAACATTAGAAGCAAAAGGTGCGGGTGATCAAACATTCCCTACTTCTAATCTCACAGAATTGTATTTAACAACAACTGGCACAACGGTAGTAACACCTCCAGGAACAGGTTTAGTAGAATTAGGTTACGCAGTAAATAGCCAAGCAACTTCTCAATATTTACATGCAACTGGAGATACAGTTTATCTAAGAGTATTTCCTGGAGTTGCTGGAATTGTCGCTAATACTTATAATGGAACAGTTGTAACAAGAGCTACTGGACTTGATCCAACATATGGCTCAACAAACGTTTATAAAGTTGGAATTGCTCTTGGCGCTTTAGGAATCAATAATAATTTTAATTCAGCGCAAAAAGGTACGTCAACTCAAACAGACGCTTGGACATTAACTAGAACTACAACATCAAATGCTTTTACTGGAATTACTAGAATAGAAAGAAATAGTGGTCAATATTTAGATCAATTTAATGTTTTTTATAGATCTCCAATCACAGGATATACTGGTGAAAGTGTTGTAGTAGATGTTTTTAATAGAGGAGCAGGAACTTTTATAGCTTCTGGAATTACATTAACACAAGCAAGATATGACGGATATGTTTCAAAAGTTTTAAGTTCTACTGGATTAGAAATTACTCTTTCTTTAATGAACTTTGGATCTTTAGGTGGGGTTGGAAGACCTGGAGCTTTTCATAATCCACCATTAACTACTGGAAGTGGTTTTATAAGTTCAGAAGATCTTATTACTGGAATGCAGATTTATCGTGGAGCATCAGATGCAGTTCATAGAAATTATTGGGCGCATAATGTTTTCGCAGGATTTAGAAATGTTGATGCAAGCGTATTAAATGTTCCAGCAGGAGTTATTACAAGAGTTGCTGTCGGAGGATTGAATAGAGTAGAGAGCGGATCAACTTCTGCTCTTGGATTTAATAATAAAGCTTATGGTTTTAATAGTCATGCTTATGGAGCTCATCAAGAGAATTATAATACAGATAGCGTTAGAATTGGCGCTACAAATGAATCATATATTAATATTGTTAGTGGAAAATTAGGAGTTAATGTAGTTAGTCCATCTGCAACTATAGATATTGGAACAGGAAATATTACCGCTGGAGGACTTGTTATAAGTGGGTTAGGAGCACCTTTTATTTTGAAATCTCCTAATAATCATACTTCGGTATCTTTTGATCCTACTACGAATGGAAATGCTGGGGCTTTATTTTCTAATTATATTTATTCTTCTAATATCGGAAGTAGAGGAGATGATAATTTTGATTTTTATTATGGTGGAGGAGGAACAAGAAGTGTTAGATTTATAGGTGGTGGAGCAAATGCAAATAGAGTTTTATTAGATTCAAATGGTAACTTTGGTATTGGTAGTGGCATATCTTCTGTGCCGAGTAGATTTTATGTTAGTGGAAATAGCATTTTACAAGGAGATCTTACGGTAAGTGGTAATACAACAATAACTGGTCACCTTTCTGCAGCTTCTAAATCATTCTTAATAGATCACCCAACGCAAGTTGGTAAAAAACTCCAATACGGCAGTTTAGAAGGTCCAGAGCACGGGGTATTCGTAAGAGGAAAAACTAATAGGAATATAATCGACCTTCCAGATTACTGGGCATCTTTAGTTGACGAGAATAGTATTTCAGTTAATTTAACGCCAATGGATGCATTCTCTAATATTTATGTTTTTGAATACAATAATAAAAGAATAGTTGTAGATGGTAACAACGGAAATGATTATTTTTATACAGTATACGGAGAAAGAAAAGATATTCCTAAATTAACCGTAGAGTTTTAATATGGCAACTCAATACGGAAAAGTCAAAAGACGCGTTAAGTTTTCTGATGTAAATAGAATCGGTACAGTCGGTAGTACAGTTTTATTTAATGGAGATAAAGATGGTGGACTAGAGTTAACTTTTAGGGCAGATAATTATGGATGTGGCGGAATTCCAAGTTCTTTTGCTGTAGAATTTAAAAATGAAATTCAATATGATAGAATAGAAATAGAATTTAATTTTCTTGGTGACGTAGGATGTTGGTCAATAGGAAGCGGTACAGCTCTTGATTCTGGTATGTCTATACCATTAGGTTTTACAAGTTTAAATAATTTATTAGGTTTTAGCGCTTCGAATAAAGACCGAGTATATGATTTTAAATATACTTATGAATTACCAACAGTCGTAATTACTAATCCAGGTCAATATGTTTATAACTGCGGCGATGCAGCAGCAAATTGGGGCAATCAAAATATAACACAGTATAGAAAATTTAAAATGATAAGAACAAAAAATATTAAAAATAATCCGGCTGGAATACTAGTGGTTAAATCTTGCACAGATACAGGAGCATCTGCATTAACTACATTAAAAAATATTTATTTTATATGAGCCTTCATCATTCTCCTAAAATAGTTACTGATGGGTTAGCGCTGTGCTTAGATGCAGCTAATAAGAAAAGCTATTCTGGAAGTGGAACAGTTTGGCGCGATTTAAGTGGAAAAAATAATCATGCAATACTTACAAATAGTCCAACTTTTAGTTCTTTAAATGGCGGAACTATTATGTTTAATGGTACAAATAATTTTGTAGATACCCAAAAAACATCTGCACAATTAGGATTTTATGATGCAAGTTATACTATGGAAGCTTGGGTTTACCTAAAAGCTTTAGATGGTGATAAAACAATGTTCGGAACAGATGCTATTGGTGGCAGACAAGGTCTTCATTTAGTTTTTAGAAGTGCAGAAATATACCAAGGTCATTTTGGTTCTGATTTTGGTACAGGAACAGTAGAAATTAACAATTGGTATCAAATAGTTTTTACTTATAATGTAACAAATAATTTATGTCAAATATTTAAAAATGGCATACTACAAGGAACAGGCAGTATTGGTTCTTTTATTGGCACAGGCAGTATTTTAATTGGTAGATGGGCCAATTCCGCTTATTTTAACGGTAATGGAAGTATTTACAGAATTTATAATAGAGTATTATCACAAACAGAAGTTTTTCAAAACTACACTACTTTGAAAAGAAGATTTAATTTATGAGCGCATCAGGTGGAACAGATTTAGTCACAAATGGTATGGTTTTATCTTTAGATATATCTAATAGATATACTTATATTGTTGGATCAAGTAATTTATACGATGGTATTACAAAAAAATATATAGGAGGCATAGGATCAGGGACTTATTCTAATAAATATAATGGATCATTAACATATAGTTCTGGAAATGGTTTTACTGGAAGTTCATTTCCAAGCCTTGGAATAACAAACACTTTTACAATTAATCTTTTTATTGAATTAATTTCTGTAACTGGGCCAAATCAATCATGGTTTATCGGAAGTGAAGTTTATAATACTAATGGATTTAGATGTGGTTTTACTAATAATAAATTAGCTTTTTGGTCAAGTGAAAGTGGTGGAAATTTTTATTTTGAATCTCCATCTAATACATTTTTAGTTAGTCCTAATCCATTTTACGTTACTATTTCATTTAATTCTTCTACAGGAACAGCAAGAATATATAAAAATGGAATTTTATTAGCTTCTCAAGCTGGTGCAACATTAATTGCTCCAACAGCAAATTCTTTTGCATTTAATAGTACATTAAATGGTACTTCAACTAGTCTTATATTGGGTCATCTTTCTATGCATAACACAGAGTTATCTCAACTTCAAATTCTTCAAAATTATCAAAATCTAAAAAGTCGATTTAGATTAACATAAGTGTAATTCGTCTATATGCCCAACATACTAATAAATCCAAATTCGGGGCTTATTGAATTTAGCACAGGAATTGCTGGGAGTAGTTCATTTAATTCTAATTTTAATAGCGGCAACTTTGCTACAAGATTAAATTATGATAATCTTGGTGGTTTAAATTTAACTAGTTATGTTACAGGAAGTGCATCTGGTCAAGATAGATTTAGTGTCGATGGCGTAAATGGTAGATTGTTTTCTGTAACAGATAATCTTTCTGGATCTATTTTTAGTGTTAATGATATAGCTGGTCTTCCAATCATAGAAGCTTTTGATGATAATACAGTTGTTATGGGAGCTTTTAATAGAAATGATTTTATAATAACTGGAAATTCTGTTGGCATAGGAGGACTTCCAAATACAGGAACAACTAAATTATATGTTAGTGGAAATTTAACTGTTAGTGGAAGAATTATTAATAATATTGTTGCAGATCAATTTTCAGCTTGGACAGGAGTAAGAAGATATCCTCCGTTAGATTTCCTAAGTGCTACTACTAATACTACTGCTTCTGGAACAGTAAATTATTTTCCTTTTTTAATCAAGAAGGATGTTGTTGATCCTGTGGCTTGTATTGAGATGACAAACTACTCGACCTTTGATCCAAAAATTGATATAGGTATATATTCTGGAGATTATGGTTTTCAAAATGCAAAACTAATTGCTAGTGGGTCTATAACTGGCAGCATTCTTAATACTGGAATTTATAGAACTAAATTAAATGGAACTTTTAATAAAGGTCCATATATAGTTGCTTCTATGCTTAGCACTGGGGAAGGGAGTACTTTTAGAATACTTGCCTCTCACGGATTTAGAGAGCATTTTGGCATAAATACTGGCTCTAGCACTTTACATGGATTAAACAGTACAGCTCTTACTCATATATTAGCTGAAACTGGACGCTCCATTTTACCACAAAACATAGGATTAGGAGAGTGGTATGTTTCATCAAGCACCGTGTTAAGTCCATTAGTATTTTTAGAATATTAATTATTAGATTTTAAAATTATAACTATATAATATAGTGTAATCCTTTATGAAAACTATGCTATCTAAAATCTTTGGCGCCAATTGGAGATCTTCCACTTCTGGAGTTACCACAGTAGTAGCAATTACCACTGCAATAGCAATTCACTCTGATCCTTCATTGGTAGCATTTCTTCCAGATATCGCAGAAGTTTATATTATTGGAATTTCAAAATTAGTTGCCGTCGTTTCTGGTATAGTTTTTGCACTCACAGTAAAAGACTCAGCAGTTACTGGTGGAACAGTAGCTCAAACAATCGAAGCAGAAAAAAGAACTGGAGAAAATATATGAATAAATTACAATTAGCCGCAGTTGCTCTTTTGAGCGTATTTCTTGGAGCTTGTGCCACAACCAATACTGGAAAAGTTGATGTTGCAACAAGTGTTGAAAATACTCTTCCTTATGTTAAGCCAGCAGTAGTATTAGCTTGTACTGTTGTTCTTGATCAAGCAGTTTCTGGTAATGATAGAATTGAAAAAGCTAAGATGATTAATCATGTTGCAGCAATTGTAGAAGGATTAACAGCTGGAAATACTCCAACTCCAGAACAACTACAAAAAGCTCTTAATGATTATCTTCCAGCAGAAAAAACTCATTGGGCAAATTATGTTACTGTAATCAAAGATCTTTATGCTCAACAATTTGCTAGACTAAATGGAAATGGTGCTCTTGCAGTAAAGGTACTTAACGCTATTGCTTCTGGATGCAAAGATGCAACAGCAAGTTACGTAGAGTAATTATGCCAACTGGAATACTCCAAGCTTTACTTTCGGCAGTATCTGGAATATTCGCAGCAATCAATAACGTGTTCGGAGCAAAGAACACAAAAGAAATGAAAGATCGTCAAGAAGCTCAAAAAGAAGTTGACCATCAAAGTGGAATTGAACATGCAGTAAAGGACAAAGACCTTGAACAAGCTCGCAAGCATATTAGTTCTTAATTTTTTTCTTGTTGGATGTGTTACCGTGACACCAAATAAAATACAAGATGACAAATCATCTTATGATGCAACTACTCCAAAGCAATATGATAAAGATAATGGTGGATTAATTTCTTTTGTTGGTGATGATGCTCTTATTACTCGTCAAGCGCGCGAACGATATAATAATCTAATTAAAATGTATAGAATCAAATTCAAAAAAGAAAAAGCAATTGATCTAACTGAAGACGCTGGAATCACTCCTTACAAAGATAATTTTGGCAATGAATTGTTCCTTATTAGTAGTGAACATCTTGTTTATTTTGGAGTACTTAATAGTTGGTTAAAAGAAAAAGTCCCAGCAGATAACATCATAGACAAGACCATAGATAAAATTAATAATTAAATAAAATGGGTCGTTTAAGTTTAAATAAAAAATATATTACAAATATAAGAGCTTCTGTTTCTGGATCGGATGCTCATATTTTTCTTGGAGGTAGCAATAATACAATCAGCATATTTTTAAATTCAGCAGAACTTACTGGAAATAATAATTTTGCATTAGCTGATAGTATTTTGATATATGATATAAATGTCAACGCTTTTCTTACTTACTTTCTTCGAGGAGATGGAGTGACTTGGAGAAAAGCTGGAGGTGTAACTGCTGAAAATAATACTATTATACCAAATAATTCAATCATAGTTCTTCAGTCTGTAAGTACTAAAACCTTTACAATGCAAGGCACAAATTTAGTTCAAAAATATACTGGTCTAGGTAGAACTACTATTAAAAAACAAAACTTAAGTATATTAATTCCATTTCAAATTGAAATTGATGTATACCCAAATAATCGTTATATATTTAAATCAGCAACAACTAATCTTTTAGGAATAGTATTTAATCCAAGTTTATTTAATGCTCCATATCAAGATATACTTAATATTTATACCCCAAATGGAGAACAACTATCTTTTTATTTTGATGGATCAGAATGGATTTATAGCGATTTTAGCCCAAATGCTAATAATTACATTATACCAAATAATTCTATTATAGAAATAACAACAGATAATATAACTTCAGTACCAGTTGGTGGCGGAGCAATTATACAAAAATATAATAGTGGAAAAATAAATTTATTTAAATCTAGCATAGCTCCTGCTCCTTCTCTTATAGCCACTCCGTTAGGTATTGGTTTTAATGTTTATTCTGGTAATTCTGAATCTCCTGGAATGCCGCAAACTATTTCATATCTTGGTAATCCTTTAGATCGAATTGGATATATATTAAATTTTTTAACTAACACTAATCATTATTGGACATTTACAATTGCCAATGGTTATAAAATATATTTTGCTTTGGATTCAGGTGGATATTCACCTTCAAACATAGATTCATCTATTGCTATTAGATCTGGAAGTACATGGGTAGAATCTAATATATTATCTCAACAAAATTTTGGCCAAAATCAACAAGGTCAATATATATTAAGCAGCGCACATCCTTATGCTGCAGGAACATATACTTTAAAAATAACTAATTCAACAGCTACATCAGTAAACTATACAATTAGATTCATTGTAAATGCAGTTTAATTAAATTATGTTAAGTAAAAAATCCTTAGATCTTATATTAGAATTTGAAGTTGGTGGTGGAGAAAACTATTATAATAAATTTTTAAAAAATCCAGCTTGGCCCGAAGGTCAAAGCGGAGTTACAATTGGTGTTGGTTATGATTTGGGTTATGTAAATAAAACTGAATTTAGCGAAGACTGGAAAGATCTTCCTAAAGAAATTTTTGATAGATTATATAAAGTTGTTGGTATCAAAGGATACAACGCAAAGAATCTTATTAGAGGATTAAAAGATATAACTATTCCTTGGGATCTTGCACTTAAAGTATTTAATAACAAAACAGTAACTAAGTTCTATAATTTAACGCGCCAAACTTTTCCGAATTTTGATAATCTTCCAGAAGATGCAAAAGGTGGATTAGTTAGTCTTGTATTTAATAGAGGAGCAGCTTTAGAAGGTGATCGTCGCCGCGAGATGAAATTAATAAGAGATGGTATGAAATTAGTATCTAATTATGATCAAAAAGCATTAACCTTTATCGCTAATCAAATAAGAAGTATGAAAAGAATCTGGATTGGCGGAAGTATAGAAAAAGGAATGAGCAGAAGAAGAGACGCAGAAGCTAAATTAATAGAACAATCATTAGTGTAATAATCTTTATGAAAAAATTGATATTAATATTGCCGCTATTTTTATTAATATCTTGTTCAGAACAAAATATTGATAGTCGAGAATTACCAACTAAATACCCAGAAACACCAACTATGGGTTCTGCTGATGATGTTAGTAAAGAGCTTTATAAGAAGTAATTTTAATCATATATATCTTTTCTAGTGTATAATATATAGATGAGCATCAATCAAGATAAGCTTGGTTTTGAGTCTAATATTGTCTCAGGACCAAAAGACGTAATTAAAAATGATAAAACAGTTGAGTTCTCTAAAAAAATATTAGCTACTCTTCAAGATAAAGTAAAATCTCATAATTCACAAAATAATAAAAAAGTAAATATAAATCAAGTTAAAAAAGTATACCGAAATACTCCATCAGATAAAAATTTCAATCAATTAGCTTTAGCCAGAGTTAATATGTTTCTAAGAATGGTTAGCGGAATCTCTGCTTATGTTGGATCTAACATTAATCTTTCAAAAGCGATTAATAATAAATATATTATTGAAGCTAGCTTTAATCCCTCTATGGAAGATGTAAATAAAGCAAACGAAGATATTAATAATTTTAATTTAAACGATTTTGAATTTACTTCAATTGACGAATTATATTTAGATGATGAAGAAGATAGTGTAATCTACGGCTTAGACACAAATATAATATAAATTATGAAAAAACAAACAAAATTTTTAACTACATTTTCTAACATTAAAATTAGACCAGTTGTGAGTGAAGAAAAAGATAAATATCTTTCTGTAGCTTCATTAGAAAAATTAAAAAAATTCTTGCCTAATATTAATACAGAAGAGAACGTAGATCTTCTTCCTGTAGCTTTTGATGCTTGCGTTGTTAATAGAGTCAATAAAAATGGCGATGTTATTGATAGCCAAACCGCAGCAAGAATAGCTAAAAATTTTGCTAACAAACCAATTAACATCGAACATAATAGAAACCAAGTAATAGGTTGTATATTGTCTGCTAGCTTCAGCAAATTTGGTAGTAACGAAAGCCTTGCAGCAGAAGAAGTCAAGACTATGAAAGAGCCATTTAATATTACTTTAGGTGGCGTTATTTGGAAGATAGTAAATCAAGACCTTGCAGATCAAATTGAAGAATCTAATGATCCAACTAGTAATAGCTACATGAGTATATCTGCTTCTTGGGAATTAGGATTTAATGATTATAACCTTATTGTTCTAGATAGTGCAGAAAAAAATATAGAGAATGGCGAAATTATATCAGACTCGGTTGAGATTGAAAAATATAAAAATAATCTTCGCGGTTTTGGTGGATCTGGAAAACTAGATAATAACAAATCAATTTATAGACAAGTTTCGGGCAACGTTGTTCCTCTAGGTGTTGGATTTACATTAAATCCTGCGGCCGATGTTCAGGGAATAGCCACTCCTTCAGAAGAAACAATTCAAATAGGTGTAAAAGCTCAAGAAAATGTTGCTGAAATAGGCCAACAGCCTATGGTAGCTTCAGAAAATAATACTTCCCAAGAGGAAAAATTGAATGTAAAAAAAGAGAGGATATATATGAAAATAACTAAAATTGAAGATATTACTGATTCCCTGCTTAAAGAAGCTACAGCTAGTTCTGTGGTCGAATTTATTTCAGAGGAAATCAAGAAAGCTAACGATACATTCTTAGCAGAAAAAGCAGAAAAAGAAAATGAACTTAAAGCTGCTGGTGAAAAAATTGCTACCGTAACAGCAGAACATGAAGTTGTTAAAAAGCAAGTTCAAGAACTAAATGAAAAGCTCGCAGCAATTCAAGCAGAGCAAGAAGCTAAAGCTAAAGAAGAAGCATTTAGTATGCGTATGGCCGCTCTTGATGAAGAATATGAACTTGACGATGAAGAGCGTAAAGTTTTAGCAGCAGATATCAAAGACATGAATGATGAATCTTTCTCTGCTTATAAAAATAAAATATCCGTCCTAATGAAAGAAAAGAATAAAGCTGCCAAAAAAGCAAAAATGGACAAAGAAGATTCTAAAGAAAAAGAAGCCATGAAAGCTTCAACAATTTCCGAAGAAGTAAAAGCTTCCGAAGAAGTAACACAAGTTCCTACAACCCAAGAAGTTGTAGAACAAGCTGTTGACAATGGAACCAAAGCTTCCGTTGAAATACCAAATTCCAGCCCTGCTACAGAGCAAAGTGTACAAGAAAAGTATGCTAAAGCCTTTAGTTTGGAAGGATTTGACATCAAAAAATAAATAAGGAGAAAACAATATGGCTCATAATTTAAGACCATTGACACAATATAACGAACATGATGTTATTAACTTCTTCGCATATAGCGGAGATAGTACTCTTGTTCAAAAAGGTGCCGCAGTTAAAATCGCAGGCGCTGGCTTCAAAGCCGATTCAGCTAATCCAGTAGAAATGCTAGGCGGACCTGGTGCTTCTTACTCAAATACTGTATCACAACGTTATGGCGTAGTACCAAAAGTAGCTGCTGCTGTTTCTGGTGATAAAGTTATCGGATTGACACTTATGGACGTTCGTGAATTAGATGAAAATGGTGAAAAACTAGTTTTCAATCCACGCAAAGCCGCTGAAATGGGCGTTGTAATAAGTGGTCAAGCAGTTCCAGTTTTAACTCGTGGCGTAGTTCTATTTAGTGGACTAGCTGCTGGTTCAGCTGGTGATAATGTTTATCTACATGCTACTGTCGCAGGTGATTTGTCAACCACAAACACTGGCGGTACAAGAGTAGGAAAACTTCTTGGTGATCGTGACGCTAATGGCGTTGCTCTTCTCAAGATTGAACTCTAATTTTATAAAGGAAAATTAAAATGAAATTAAAATTAAAAAATACTCCAGAACAAGTTGAACTAATCAAAGCTATGGGTAGTAAAGATACCAATGTAGCCAGAGAAGCAACTCAAGCGTTCGCAGCATTTATCGGACCAGTCGTTAGCAAAGTGCTAATGCAAGCTGGAACTGCTAGTGCAGTTTATACCGATCTTGCTTTTGACGAAGATGATAATCCTTCTATTCCTCTAGACCTTTGGGTTGGAGAAGGCGAAGGCTACACAACCGTATGGAGCCAAAATGTTGCAGGTGGTCTTCCCACTTCTAACGTAGAAGGCTTTAGCGAATTGAAGGTGTCAACCTATCGTTTGGATAGCGCAGTTTCAATGCTAAAAAGATATGTTCGTCGTGCTCGTCTCGATGTTGTTAGCAAAGCCGTAGAGCGTATGACCAATGAAATTCTTGTAAAACAAGAACGTAATGCTTGGGCAGTAGTTCTAAAAGCACTCGCTGAAGCACGAAGCAATGGTTCTACTCAAATAGAGAGAGTCACTGGCGGCGCACTAACGCTTGGCGGATTAAACAGTCTAATGACCCTAGTGAAGAGAATCAATACCTCTTATGCTGCGGGTACAACTGATAGTTCCTATGGTCTAACTGACTTGTTTGTAAGTCCTGAGATCAAAGCTGACATCCGTGCATTCGCTTATAACCCAGTAGGAGCATCACAAAGTACAGATCTTCCAGCTGGTGTTCGTGAAGATATTTATCGTAATGCTGGAACTCAAGAGATCTATGGTATATCCATTCATGAGCTCGTTGAGTTTGGTGTTGCAAGAAAATATAACACCCTATTCAATAGCTTCTATAATGGTACTGAAGGCGGTACACCAAACTTTAATGAAGCTTCTGGTACAGATGGTGACGAGATTCTAGTTGGTCTTGATCTATCTAAAGATGCATTTGTTCGTCCAGTTGCTCGCAATAGCGAAACTGGTGGAACATTCACTGCTCTTCCAGACGATCAATTCACAACTCGCGCTGACAAAGTCGGATTCTATGGATCCCTCGAAGAAGGCCGCGTATGTCTCGATGGTCGTGCAGTTGCAGGACTAATCGTAGCAAACGACTAATATTTAAATATTAGAAAATTGAAAAGCCCAAGGGTTTATCCCCTTGGGTTTTTCTTTTTTATTAGAGATATGATGTTTTATCTGATATAATCTATTAAGGACAATATTATGGCAAAAAAATTAAAATTAGACAAACTACATCAAACGCACGGAAAAATAGAAAATCCAGTTACTCTTGATCAAATCTGGGGTGATAGTGGTAAAAGTAAGTATGGTACTTTAGACCCAGAAAAATATTCTGAGTATCTTACTAATTTAAATAAAACTGATCTTCAAGCCCATGCAGTTAAAATTGGTCTTATGCCAATTGACGACAGAACTTCTTTGTGCTTGAGATTAAAAAGAGAATTTTTAAAATACTCTTCTCAGTATACAGTTAAAAAAAATATTCAAACAAACAAGCCTCTTTCTAAAGCTGCAAAAGATACTCTTTCCGAAGGTCGTTAATTCTATTTCGATAAAATAATTGTTCTGTGTAATATTTTACATGGCAACATTTTATAATATCACTGGTTATCAAGGCGACCATATACAATTAACATTAAATTTAAAAGATAGTAATGGAACAGCACTTAGTTTAGACGGCTATGGTGTCCGTGGGCAGGTTAGGTCTAGTTATGGCTCTACAGGAGTTTTATTGGATTTAAATCCAACCATAATAAGCGTGTCAGCTGGAACGATGGCTATTAATATCAACTCATATATCTCTGCAGATATTCCAATATCTGATCACGTTTATGATATTGAAAGATATCCATCTGGAATATTAAATGGAAATAGCATAAAACTAATGCAAGGAAAATTTACAATTTTACCAGAAGTAACGAGATAATTTTATGGCAGATATTAATGTAGATGTTAATTTGCCAAGTGCAATAAATGTTGATATAGCATCACCAACACAAGCTTTAGCTACAAATATTTCAATTCCTGGGCCTCAAGGACCAAGGGGTTTGCCCACAGCAATCAATGGGATTTCCAACGAATACATTTATATAAGCGGAACGGATGGAGTCAGAGTTTTTAATAGCGGAATAAATACTATATTTGTTTCTGGTAATAGTGGGTATTTCCAATCAGCAATAAACTCATTAACAACTAATTTAAATTTAACTGGCGCCAATTTAAATACTTCAATAAACTCTTTAAGTGGATTGTTTACTGGATACACTGGAACTTTAGACGCAACTTACGCAACTGATAGTCAACTTGCTACGACTGGATCAACTCTTGTTAGCAGCATAAATTCATTAAGTGGCACATTAACTTCAACATATTCTACTATAAGTAGTTTAACAGCTACTGGCTCTACGCTTGATACGAAAATAGATAACCTAAGTGGCTATGTAAATTCTCAAGACAGAAATTTATCAAATAATTTAATTTCAACTGGATCTTCTCTTCAAAGTAACATAAATACACTTTCATCTAATTTAAATTCTACTGGTTCAAATTTAGAAAATAAAATAACTTCACTTAGTGGAACTTTAACTGGAAATTATCTCACAACAAATGTTGCATCTAATACTTATGCTACAATAACAAATTTAAATTCTACAGGAAATACTTTAAACTCTAATATTAATTCTTTAAGCGGAACTCTTACAAGTAATTACGCTACAATAACAAATCTTTCAAATACGGGTTCTAGTTTAGTTGGTACAATCAATTCATTAAGTGGTACATTAACATCTAATTACGCTACGATTACAAACTTAGCTTCAACTGGCGCTACATTAAATAATAATATAAATTCACTTAGCGGAACCTTAACTTCTAACTACGCAACTATTACTAATCTTGCATCTACTGGCGCTACTTTAACTTCTAGTATAAATTCTCTTAATTCTGTTTTCACTGGATTTACTGGAAATCTTGATGCAACATATGCAACTGATAATCAATTACAAAATACAGGATCTACACTCTCTCAAAACATTAATAGTTTAAGCGGTACATTAACAGGAAATTACTATCTCAAATCTAATCCTAGTGGTTTTATAACTGGAGTAGATCTTAGTTCTTATCTAACTTCTTCTACAGCGAGTTCAACTTATGCTACAATAACAAATTTAGCTAGTACTGGAAATACATTAGAACAAAAAATCAGTTCTCTTAGCGGTACTTTAACATCTACTTATGCTACGATAACTAACCTAGCTTCAACTGGTTCAACTTTAAATTCTAGCATTAATTCATTAAGCGGAACTCTTACTAGCACTTATGCTACCATAAGCAATCTTGCAAGCACTGGATCTACATTACAAAATAACATAAATACATTAACAAATAATTTAAGCTCAACAGGTAGCTCATTAGACAATAAGATTGGATCATTGAGTGGAAATCTAACATCTACTTATGCTACTATCTCAAATCTTGCAAGCACTGGCAGTACTTTGGCCACGAATCTTGCTTCTACTGGTTTAAATCTTGATACGAAGATTAATTCTCTAAGCGGGAGTTCAGTTCTACTTTATGGAGATCAAAGCATTGGCGGAGTTAAAACTTTTAGAGATAATGTTTACATTAATAATCTTTTTGTTACTGGAACTCAAACAGTTGTAAGCACAAATAATTTTAGCGTTCAAAGTCCATATCTACTTTTAAATCTTACTGGTGGAGCAGTTGATGGTGGAATATTCTTTGTTACTGGAAGTGGATTAACTGGAATAAATGATAGTGGTCCAATTATAGGATTTGATCATAGCAATAAATTTAAATTTGGAGTTAGTACCAGAAATAGCGACCTTTCAACTTTACCTGATATAGCATCAGTTCAAGATATTACTACTTATAGTGGTTTTGTTGATGGCAAGTACTCAACCATAATAAATCTTGCTTCAACTGGAAGCACACTATCTACAAATCTAGCCAGCACAGGTTCAACTCTCCAAACAAATATAAATAATCTTAGCAACACTTATGCTACCATAACAAATCTCGGTTTAACTGGAAGTACTTTAGTTACTAATCTTGCAAGTACTGGATTGACTCTTGATACAAAAATAAATAATCTAAGTGGTTATATAAATTCAACATCTAGTAATATTGTTTTTACAACAGGAAATCAAACTATTTCTGGAGTCAAAAGTTTTGCTCAAGACACAACATTTGGCGACTCGGCGCAAGGTGACTTTTTGGTTATTTCTGGTAATAATTTCACAGTTTATGGAAGTGGTAATTTTACTAGTGGACTTTTTGTTAATGGCAACGCAGTACTAACTGGAGTTGATTTAACTCCATATGCTACTGTAACAAATCTCGCAAGTACTGGTTCAACTTTAAATAACAATATCGTTTCCTTAAGTGGATTGTTCACTGGATTTACAGGAAATCTTGATACGACTTTCGCTAGCGATATTCAACTCGCGAATACTGGATCGACTCTTGTTGCTAGTATCAGCTCATTAAGCGGAACATTGACTTCTACTTACGCTACTATTACTAATCTCGCCACTACTGGATCTACTCTTGATGTTAAAATAAATAATCTTAGTGGCTACATAAATTCTTCAAGCAGTAATATTGTTTATACAACTGGAAATCAAACTATATCTGGAATAAAAAGTTTTGCAACTGGCATAGATATAATTAATAGTGGAAATCCTCAAAGCTTAAGAGTTTTTAATAGAACTGGCACAAATTCTGGTGAATTTGGAGTTTTTGGTTGGCAAAATAATAATTTAATTATAGGTTCTCAAGCCACAAATTCTGGTATATTAAGAAACACAATATTAACTGGTGTTACTGATATTTTTGGTCCTCCAAGTCAAAATATAAATATAAGCGCTTTTACTTCTGGTACAGCAGTTCCAGGATTTGGCTCTGCGCTAGCAAATAATATTAATTTAACCGCAGGGACAGGCATGGCACCATTTACTAGCGCATCAATATATGGAACAATTAGTGCGATTGGCAATATAGACATTAATAATATTAGTTCTCCTCGTGTTGCTAAATCAATTAACATTTATAGAACAGGCATAAGTAGTATAGGACTTCCTGGAATTTATAGTGCAATTACTATCGATAATGATAATATTTCGATAAATAATCCACCAGTATCAAGTCCATCTAATAATTTTGGATTTAGAATTAGTGGTGTTGCTGTAACTCCAGCTCTTTATGCTACTTCAGCTAATCTTGCGAGTACTGGCTCGACCTTGCAAACGAACATCGATAACTTAAGCAACACTTACGCTACCATTTCGAATGTCGCTTTGACTGGAACTACATTAGTTACGAATTTAGCTAGTACTGGATCAACTTTAAACTCTAGTATTAGTTCATTAAGTGGTACTTTAACATCTACTTATGCCACTATCTCAAATCTTGCCAGTACTGGTAGTACTTTAGCTACTAACCTTGCTGCTACTGGCGCAACATTACAAACTAATATAAATAATCTCAGTGGTTATATAAATTCCTCATCTAGTAATATAGTATTTACAACTGGAAATCAAATAATATCTGGACTTAAAACTTTTAATAATGGATTAAGTACTTCGTATATTTCTGGTATTTTTGGCTCAACTTTAAATATTATAGCAGGTTCAGGCGTGGGCGCATCAAGCATTAATGCGAGTGATCTCATTTTAATGGGTGGTAGTTTGAGTGGAGTTGCACCAAATATATTAAAAACTGGTGCAAGTATTACTATTGGCGGCGCAAAGACTAGTGCTACTGCAGATATAACTATAAAACCTTCAATTGATCAGAATGGAGCCGCTGGAAATATTGTTCTTGAAGCAGGAGTATCTACAAGTTACAACGGTAAAATTAATATGTTTGGTGATATAAATATTAATGGCACATCAGATGGTGGAACAGCGTTATCATCAAAAAATATAAACATATATCGAAGAGGCGATTTTTTTGGCAGTCCATCTCAAAGACTTGCTGTTTCAATAGATAATAATAATGTTAATTTTCAAAATGGAATGGGACTACAAGTAAGTGGCGTACAAGTAACTCCAGCTCTTTATGCTACTTCAGCTAATTTAGTTTCTACTGGTTCTACTTTGAATTCTAATATAAATTCATTGAGTGGTACATTAACTGGGAATTATCTTACGACTTCATCTGCTTCTAGCACTTATGCAACTATAACTAATCTAGCAAGCACTGGATCAACACTTCAAACAAATATAAATAATCTTAGCAATTCCTATGCCACAATCACTAATCTTGCTAGTACTGGCTCTACATTAGTTAATAGTATTGGTTCGTTGAGCGGAACATTAACTTCAAATTATTCTACCATTACTAACCTTGCAAGTACAGGCTCTACTCTTGATACAAAAATCAATAATTTAAGTGGGGTTTCAGTTTTAAGATTTGGTGATCAAACTATTTCTGGTAATAAAACATTTATAAATAACATTAGCGTTTCTGGAACTGGTACTTTTTTTGATACATCTATATTTGTAGATGAAATGACCGTTTCTGGTATGAATTTAACAGTAGCAAATGGAACCGGAATATTTTCATTTCTTAATATTAGTGGCAATTATGATATTTACTCTCAAATTGAGAACTCAAAAAAATTAGCATTAGCATATGCTATAGCCCTATAATATAAAAGGTGTAATCTATTTAAACATATATGAAAAAACTTATAACAGGATACCAGTTCTTAGCAAGTAGCAGAGTAGTTAATTTTACTGAATACGGCCCAACTAATCCAGTAATTCTTGATAATTTACTATTAATAACAAATGTAAGTAAAGGCCAAATAATTTATAATTTTGCAGATACAGCCGCAACTGGAGCGGTTAATTCTACTAGTGGATTTTTACTTGGTTATAACACAACATCAATGGCTAATGCTGATAGACTTCAGATATTTTATGATGCTCCTACAGAAGATATTGATTTTGCAAGTGGTTATCTAACTGGATATATAACTGGGTCTGGAACAAGCACTGGGTTGTATTCAAGTGGAATAAGATTTGATTATCAGTCTGTTGGAGGACGAGCAGTTGATGTGGCTTCTGGATTTTTCCCTCAATATGGCAGAAATGCAAATGCAGTATTAAACATTGATTCCCAAGGCGGTGGCGCACTAACTCTTCAAGCAGATCTTGATAAAGATATTGATAGTGTCACAGCATTTCCTCCAGTTGGTGGTTATGCTAGTAATTATTCTATTCAAACTGGAGTTGGCACAATACTAAGTGGCAATAACAGTAGATTAGGTTGGGGCATTACTAATTATGGCACAGGAAATATTTATCTCAAATTTGGCGCAGGAGCAACAGTAACAACTGGCGTTAGTTTTGGCGTAACTGGATCTGTTATAACTGGTAGTAGTTTTAATATTGTATTAAAAGGTGGAAATACTGAATTTGATAATAATGGCGGAAGCTTTATTGATTTTACTCCAAAGTATAATGGTCCAGTTAGTGTTGCTCAATATCCTAATGTTAATATTAAATATATTTCTTGGGAACTAGTTTAATGTATAAAAGATACTATGATATTGATGTTGATGCAAAAGCTTACGCAAACAATATTGTAAAAGCTGGCGGAAGAATTCCGTCTGATATAGGTAGTGTTAGTGATTTTATAAGAAGATTAAAACAAAACAATTTGTGGAATTCGCTCTCTGAAGCTTGGTTTTTTAGAAGCGTTCATAATATTGGATCTGGAACTATTGTGTATCCTTTAAAAGATATTAATAATATTGCTACAATGGTAAATGGTCCACTTTGGAGTCCAGCTGGAATAATATTTGATGGATCAAATGATTATATTATTTGCAACTCTAATGAAAATTGGAAAAAATTAGTTGCTCAAAAACAAATTAGTGCATTTTGTATAGGAACTTGTCCTATTAGTGGTAGTTTGGGTAATATGTTAGTTGCTAATACTGAAAGTCCAATATATATTTTTATTTGGGTTAACCCAAGAACAAGTTATGGCGGTGAATATAGATATGGAGGTGCAGATGGATCTTATTCAAGTACTAGCGATAATACAAACACAGGTTTTAATATGTGGAATAGTACTGGTGGAGTAGGAAAAAGAACTATTGGTTATAGAAATGCAACATCAATAGCAAGCAATGGAGCAGCATCAGCAGGGGACACAAGCCAAGGATATCAACAATTACCTAATAATACTACAAACGCTTCTTTAACTTTTGGTAGATATGCTGGCGGATATCAAGGTACTTTTTCTCATTGTTTTATTTTTAATGATTATCTTTCAGCAGCAAATGTAAGCGCAGTTTATAGTATAGTTAAAAGCACAATTGGGAAAGGATTAAATTTACCATGAGATTTTACGATCTTGATATTGATGTTAAAAATTATGCAAAGCGCATAGTAGATGCTGGATATAAATGTCCAACTGATATTAATAGTGTTAGTGATTTTGTAAAAGCATTAAAAATTTATGGATTATGGATAGATCTTGTTGACTGTTGGCTTATGAGAAGTATTCATAATGCTGGGGGTGGAACGACATTATATAGTTTAAAAAATAATTTATTTAATGCGACATTAACAAATGGACCAACTTGGGAAAGTTCAGGAATGAATTTTAGTTCAGCTAATTCCGCAGCATTTTTTTATAATTTTAGTAATTTAACATTAGGAGATGGATATACAATATCGTATATACCAGCATTTCTCTCTAAAACTGCTAGCACAGCATATTTTGGAATTGTAGGATTTACCAATGCAGAAATATCTACTGGTCCAGATCGTTCACCCGTTCAGAGTAGAATCTATTTTGATGCAACTAGCCACAATATAACAATTGATTTGCAAGAAGGCTCTGCAATTGCGGCGGCAGAAATAAGAGAATTTCCAAATATGATTTCTAGTAATTACCATATGTTAACTTTTTCTCAAGAATGTTTTGGTTCTTATACAAAATTAATGTATAGAAATGGTACCTCAAAAACTATTTATACAAATAATTCTGGTAGCCCAAAATTAAATGATTTTCTTACTAACGCAGCTACGACTAATGATAGAACTAGCGCTGCTTTTAAAAATTATGGAAGTGTATTTACTGGATTAAAAAATAGCGCCACATTTTTACACAAAAGGGCTTTAACCGCAGCAGAGCATGTTATTTTTTATAATATAGTTAAATCTACTATAGGAAAAGGTGTTGTGATATGAAATATTATAAACTAGACAGAGACACAAAAGCCTATTTAAAAAGAATGGCCGTTGATGGAATTAAAACTCCAGCTGATATTTATTCTGTTAATGATTTTATTGTTGGATTAAAGGATTTAAATTTACAAGACTTTACTGAAGCTTATTTTTATTCTAATTTACAGAATGCTGGAAGTGGAACAGTTTATAGTTTTAGAAATAATTTAAATAATGGAACTATTTCTGGGGGTCATAATAGAAGAACAGATGGAATAGAACTAACCAATGGATCAAGTAGCGTTATAAACACAAACTTTTTAATGCCTTTTGCGCCATGTACTTTTATATGTATATTTAGATCAAATGCTGAAGTTAATGTAATAGCTCCAACAATCTTTTATACAGCAGGACCTGGTACTAATGGAAATCAATTTGCTCTATTGAGCACTAGTTTATCAGATAGTAGATTGAGTTATGTCTCCTACGGAAAAAATTGGACAGGTATTATTTCTTCTAGTCAAACTGCAGGTAATGCTAAAAATTTAAGATTTAATTTTGCATCTTTTGTGATGCCAGATAAAAGAGGTCCATTAAGATATGCTTTTAATAACGCTTTTCTTACAGGAAGTTCATATGCTACAGTAGATGATGGTTTTAATACAACTAGAGCATTTTATAGAATAAAAGGTAATGAGTCGCCAAGTAGTGCAATTCTTCATTCTGCTCTTTTTTTTGATAGAAACCTTTCTGATTCTGAAGTTACAAGTATTTATAATTTAATTAAAGTCACTAGCGGAAAGATGTTAAACATACCATGAGATTTTATCAATTAGACAACGATACAAAAAAATACATAAAGCGCCTTAATTACAATGGCATTACAACTCCTTCTGATATATATTCTGTAGATCAATTTATTAGAGGATTAAAAGATCTTGGTATTTATGGCAATATGATAGAAGCTTGGTTTTTTAGAAAAAATCACAACGCAGGAAGTGGTAATATTCTTTATTCTTTTAGAGATAGTTTTAATAATGGTACAATCAATAGTATCTCAACAGCAGTTTGGAATGATAGAGGATTAATATGTACACCAAATGCCACAAATTCTCTTTCTAATTATATAACTGGGAATTTAAAAACAAATACATTAAATAATTGTAGTATTTTTTCTATTTTTATGAGCAACTCTCCTATGGAGAATTTTACAAGTGGTTATCCATATGTATTTTCTTTAACAAATTTAAATGGTTATAGACCAGCAGAATCTGGCGCTAGTTTTTCTATATTATCTTATGGACAGAATGGAAATACTTGGTCATCAAGCTTTAATGATAATAGCAGCGCTTTAAATATACAAGGTAATACATTGTATAAGATAATTAAAGGATCTTTTAATCCTTCTCAAATAAAAGTAGAAAGTAGAAATTCAAGTTCAACTACTACATCTGCTACAGGAACAAATCTTGAAAAGCCATTAATTTATAATGGATTTGTTTTTAATGGTAGAATAAATAATTATGGGAGTCCTCTTACGCAAGGCGTAAATGGAAATTATGGAGTAGGTTTCCAAGGAACTCAAATTTTTAATTGTTTTTTTGATATTGACGTTAATTTTGCAAGTTTTGAAAGTTTATTTAAAAATACAATTGGCAAAGGAATAGCTCTACCATGATAACTAATAGAACATATGGCATTGATCTTGATGTATTAGCTTATAACGCTAGAATAGTAGCTGGCGGCAATCAAAGTCTAAGCATGCAAAGTTTAAGACAATTAAATCAATTTGTAATTTCAATTAAAAAAATGGGTTTATGGTATAATATGATTTGCTGGCCGTTAAAAGCAAATCAAAATGCTGGAAGTGGAACAATAGCCTATTCACTTGGTGGTTTTGGTATATTAAATGGTACATTAATAAGTAATCCAACTTGGGGTGCCAGTGGAATTATTTTAAATGATCCAAATCAATATATATCACTTAGCGGCGCTTCAATTAATGCTGGTAATTTTACTTCTCTTTCTATTCTTTCAACAATAGCAAGTAATAACAATTCTCACTTGTTTGGTTTATTTCAATATTTATCATCAAATCCAACCAGAGGAGTCAATCATGCCATATATGGACCAACTGGAAATGGAGTAATAAATTTTACTGGTTTAACAGGCGGCACACGACAAAAAGGAAATCAAAATGTTACTAATGTTGGTATAGGTTTTTATTATGCATCTGCAGGAGTTTCAGATTTATCAGATCCTGTTAATTCTACTGGTTTTGTGCAACTTAATTTCACAAGAAATACAACTTCTTCTGGTTCTGGCACTTTGCCTTATACTTTTGGTTCAAATCTTTATTGGTTGTTTGGTTTTCAAGGTTCAATAAGAAATGAAATCGCTTCATTTCAAGCATGGTTTTCTGGAATACCATTAACTCAATCTCAATTATTACAAATACAGAATCTCTATAAATCTACACTGGGCGAAGGTTTGGGATTACCATAATAAAAAAGTGTAATAAAAATATATATGATATCAAACAATCCAGTCTCCACAGTTAACGCTTTTGCTGTTCAAGGATCAAGAGTCATATCTAGTAATTTCACTAATACAGGTTCTGCTACCCTTGTTGCAGCTGACTTAAATAGAGAAGTTTTAACAGTATTCAATGAAGGGGCTGGAAATTTACATATTTCAGCTGGAGGAACATGCACCACAGGGGTTTATCAGGTACGCTTATCAGCAGGGGACTACTGGGAATGTCCAGTAAATCAAACTACTCTTATTCATACGGCCATATTTGCAGTAGCTGGTACAGCTAGAGTGACTGAAGTAAACTAGGATAACGCCATGGCACTTTTCCAAGCTAAAGATAAACTTTTTGGCGATCTAACAGTTCCTTCAACTAGATGTGTCGGCCCTATGGCCGCGTATGGATCTAATGCAAATGGATTATTTCTCGTTAGTACTTATGTCTCTTTCACACCAATTTACACAAACACCGCAAGAGTAATAACAACTCTTAAAATTGAAGTAACAACTGCAGCAACAAGTACAGGAACCCCATTAATTCAACTTGCAATATATAATTGTAGACCAAATCAACTTGCCCCAAGCACTCGAATAGCAAACACTTTAACACAAGGAATAGACGGCACTACCACAGGTGTAAAAACTATAACATTTTCTCCTACTTGGGTTCTCCCTAAAGGAATAAGTTTCCTTGGTATGAATAATAAAGGGACTGCAGACAATAATACTTGCTATGTTAGAGGTTGGGATGGGGTTGGGCGAGAAGGCGGATTATTAGGATCTATTGGAGCAGGATTTGATGGAACAACTCCAACAACTCAATATAATAATGCTGGAATTCCATATTTATATATTGGTAATAATGTAGATTTATCTGCTGACTATACTTCAACAACCATAGACTATGCGGGTGTCGGTGGCGGTAATACGGCTGCTTCATACGTTGGAGTATTCTTAAAATAATATGCCACGCCAAGAATATTATCAAAATGGTGAACTCGTAAGAGTCGAGGATACCAGAACATTAACCGAAGCTATTGAAGAGCGAAAAGAGGTGTGGGCAGAACAAACTACTAGACTAATACGCACAAAAGTCACAGAAACAGATGAACGTAATTGTGCGAATGGAATCTATGATGGTGAAAAGAAAGCGCAGATTCTTAACTGGATTAATGAGTGCAGAAACAAATATTTAGCATGCAAAGCAGCCGCATTAAATTGCACAACAAATGAAGAGATTGATGCTATTCGTTACGAGTAGCATATTATTTTTAATTTAAACACTTTATTTTTAATTAAATATATATAGTGTAATATCTATTATATGCCTAAATTACTAATCACTAAAAATTCATCAAATAATAAAAAATTACAAATAATTAATGCGCAAACATTTATAAGAGATTCAACATACATAAGAAACACTGTTTTGCCTATATTAAGATCAAGCATAACTAATTTTTATAATTATGAATATGATGGTGGTAGCTATGATATTGGTGATGGTGGAGGTGATATGTATGATGGTGGAAATACAGTCTATTTGAATGGAGCGCCGCAAATATATGATACTGAATCTGCAAATACCTTTTGTTATACATCATATCCTTTTATATATAAAACCACACAAACTTCAAATTTTACTTTAAGTGTTCAGGGCAATTATGGAAGTGACGGAAGTGAAACTAAATATCAATATCAACAAGACTTTGATTATCAAGGCAGAAAATTTTCTATTTATATTAGTGAAAGCATAGATAACAATCAGAACGACCCATCTATAGTAGAATGTTTTATTGTATATTATCCAAATAGCAAGCCAACTATCAATTTTACTTATACTGAAAGTGGCGATGAGAATGGAAATGAAACAATAGATGTTTCAAATTTAAATGGTCAATCTGTTACTGCTTTTTATCTCCTAATAAGTAATTATCCAGCAGTTCAAATTGGTAGTGCTACTTTATTTGATGCTCTAAAAACTTTTGTAGTTAATGCTACATCTGTGTCTACGTATAATAGTATTGGCAAAAAATTTAAAATTAATAAAATTAATACATCTATTAATTATTCTAATGGATTATATGGTAAAAGATACCTTTCATATTTTGATGATGACGTAAATTGGTTTAATACAGCAACTCTTCATGGAGATGTTAATCAATTAACTGAAATAAATGGATTTACTAGTTACGATGATTATTATAGCTGGCAATGGCTTGGATACTTTAAAGCAAGTTCAACTGAAAATTATACTTTTTACACAAGTTCAGATGATGCAAGTTATCTTTGGATTGGCTCTAATGCTCTTGCTGGCTTTACAACAGCTAATGCTAATGTAAATAATGGTGGATTACATGGGCCTAGTGAAGTCGCATCTTCACCAATAAGTTTAACTGCTGGAGTTTATTATCCAATAAGAATTCAATTTGGAGAAAACGAAGAGGGGGATGAACTATCATTTAGTTTTTCAGCACCAACTATAGCAAAAACAACACAGGGTTTAGGATATTATTACTATAATCCTGCCACTTATGGTTTTTAATCTAAATTAGCTTTAGGTTATTGGTAATTTTTAATATTATATAGTGTAATATCTATTATATGACCAATAAAATTGTAGATATATCAGACGAAATTTATCGCGAATTAGGCGAGCCAAGTGATATTAGTATCCCTAGTATAGCTTTTTGGCTAAGAACGAATTTGGGTAAATTAAATATTTTAATTAACAAAAAATACACCATAAATACTCTAGACCTAGAAGTAGATGCTATCAGTCCAGAAACGTTCACAATAATAGAAAAATCAATCTTTAAGAAAATGTATAATATACATTATTATGATAGACAGATTATAAAATTGATAGGAAAATCTAATAATTTAAATTTAATAAATCAAGATACTTCTTCCAGTGGAGAAAACGCTACAACTGGATCAGCTAATTCTGATAGTTTAGAAATTTCAGAAAATGGATTCTCATATAAGAAAACAAATAGCGAAAGCACAAGTCAAATTTATAAAAGAGCAACAGACGCAATTAAAGCAAATACCCAATTTGTAAGGCAGTTAGGTTTAAATTTCGTAGAATTAAAAAAACAAGAAGCCGAAGAATTAAAAATGCTAACTCAAAGTTATAATTTAAACGAAATCAATCCATTGCAGATTGCAGGAGATGACACTATTCCAGGCACAGATAGATCTTATTCCTACAATTACTCTATAAGAAATATAGAAAATTTATAATATGGCGTCCCTGATACTTAGTTCAGAAATAGCTGCCTACAAACAAGCAATAAATGATCACTTTGATACGTTTAAAAGGTCAATTACTGTTCATAAACAACCAATTAAAAATATATTGCAAAATACGACTAACCAATTACTAGGATATGAAGAAAATTCTAATGTAGTCGATTATACGTATACTCCTAGAAATCAAACTTTTGATGCAATTATAAATTATAATTTGGCTAAAGAAAATTTACAAATTGATAATGAAATAAAATTAAAATTTCCAAACCAAATAGTAGAAATTAAAGTTAAAGAAGGTGCAAAAAATTATATTAATCAAGATATAACAGAAAAAATTACATTCGATAATAAAACATTTAACCTTATAAGCACAGATGTTATAAAAAATTATCAAGGTTTAATATACTACGTTTTTTATCTAAAAGAGACATTTTAATGAAAAGGGTCAATATAGATTTTGATAAGGCTTTGGCGAATAATAAGAAATTTGAAAAAAATGCAGTTAATGTTGTCAATGAAAAGTTTAATAATGCTCAAGAAATATTTTTAAATGAATTCGACTCTAGCCCAGTAACACAGGAAATTGAAGCTGGCCCTACCGCCCAAAATGTTTCAAATACATTAGGAGGAATAGGGAATTTATTTAGTTTCATTGGCTTTAATAGTTCAGATAATCCCGTAGAAGAATTAAGAAGTTTAATCAAAAATAGCTTCAGAATGTCCAGGAAAAAAAGCGCAAACTCTATACGTTTCGAAATTGAATATCCAAATTTAAATAAAATAAAAAATGTAACTCGCATGCCTTGGGAAAATGGAAATAGTTGGGCTGTGGGAATTGAAAAGGGCATCTCTGGGTTTAGCAGCTATATGTATAAAAAGTTTATTGAAGGAAGATCAAAAGAAGGCTTACAGAACAAAAATAAAATTAGAAGTGGCACGTTCAGAACAACAAGGTATATTTCTGGCATGATAAATAATTTTGTTAAAAATATAGAGAAAATCAAATGAAAATCCAACTAGATAACCTTTTGATGTCAAGTATGCTTATGTGGATGGATCATGTGATCTTAAAAAAAGGAGAAGCGTATAAAAATTTCTCTAGTCAATTTTATCCAATTACAAATATTTATAATGGATTTTATAGTTATGGTCTGCCTTTTAAACAAGTTGTTTGCGATAGTTCTATAAGTGGAGCTAATATACTTTCTGGAGTTTATGTTAATAATAATTTTCAAGCTATTGGTCAAAATAATTTAACTGGTATAAGTCCTCAGAATGGTCAAGTTTATTTCGTATCTGGGCAAGGGACAAATACTATTAGCGGGAATTATGCAGTTAAAGACTTCAATTTATATCTAACGAATCAGCCAGAAGAAGAGATTTTGTTTGAAAGCCAATATCAAGCCAGACCTAAAACTAGTCAAACCCCAACTGGTTTAGCCATAGAAGCAATAACTTATCCATGCGTATTCCTTAAAAATAACGGTGGTATTAATCAACCATTCGCTTTTGGTGGAGAAGATAATACTCAAATATCAGTCCGAGCAGTAGTTATGGCTGATAATATGTTTAATTTAGATGCACTTTGCAGTATATTAAAAGACACAGCTAGAGACTATGTACCATTAATCAATAGCCCATTTAATAATTTTGGTGGATTAAATAATGGGCACTATAACTATGATAGTTTAACTCAAAATATTGATGTTGGAGTTAATGGATTCTATATTTCAGAAGTAAATGTAAGCAAAATATTTGCTAATTTAAATACAAAAAATAATCAAGTATTCCCAGCTTTTATTGACTTTACTCTGAATAATATTAGATATCCCAGAGGATAAAATTAGTTTCTCATTCTTTTTTTATTACTGTAATAATAGTTACAGATTTAAATAGGAGAATAATAATATGGCAAGAAAAAGAGTAATTTATCAAAGCGAAGCGCTTTTCGTAGGTGCAACTGGAGATGCTTCACCAAAGCAATTAAACCGTGTTCAAAGTGCAAACTATAGTTTCGAAGTAACAAGACAAGACATTAATCAATACGGCCAATTAGCCTCAATTGATCGTATCATTCTCGAGCAACCAACAGTTAATTTTGATTTTTCTTACTATTTAAATTCTGGAGAAAACGAAGCAAATTTAGGACTTTCAGTAGCAACTGGAGTTGGCACCATTGCAACAGCAGGAACACCAGCTTTATCGGGAATTTTAACAGCTAATAAAGATACAAATAACTATTATATTCTAACGGTTGGCGAAGGTAAAGATGCAAATATTGATGGTAAAACTGGTGGAAAAACTATCGGTATTGGAAATGGATTCTTATCATCTTATAGCATGGAAGCTTCCGTAGGAAATATTCCAACAGTTTCAATCAATGGCGAAGGAATGAATATGAGATTTTATGCAGATATCTCGGGAACTCTTCCAACAATTAATCCAGAGGACGGTTCTTCTGTAGCTGGCATATTTACAATTCCAAATCCAGTTACTGGTGCGGGATATTCAGCTCTCCGACCAGGAGATGTAGATCTAACAATCGCTGGGGCAACTGGCGTTGTATCTTCTGATTTGAAGATCCAAAAAGCTTCAGTCAAATTTGATCTTGGTAGAGATCCAATTCAAAAACTTGGAAGCAGATTTGCCTTTACGAGAGAAATCAAATTTCCAGTTACCGTGACAATGAGTGTTGATGCGATCATGGGTGACGTTGAAGCTGCAAATCTAGCGGATATCATTAATAATGATTCTGCAAAACATAATCTACAAATTAAAATTAATAAACCAAATACTGATACAGAAGCTATAAGTTATGTTCTTAGAGGAGCTAAACTAGACTCGCAAGACTTCTCGAGCAGCGTTGGCGATAACAAATCCGTAACAATGAATTGGAGCGCTCAAATCGGCGGTCCAAACGATCAAGTCGGCGGATTGTTTATTTTCGCTAATAGTTAATATTTAAAAAATATAATGAATCTAGAAAACCCGCTTCGGCGGGTTTTTTAGTGTAAAGGTATATAGGCACAAGGTTTAACAAAGGATAAAGGTTTATGCAAGATAAAGCAAATCTCAAAGAGTATTTGATGTTCCAAATACATCGAAATGTCGTTAATTTATATAAAAGATATCTTAATTTAATAGAAGACGTACAAGAAGATCACACTAATATGTTAAATAAATTAAACAAAGATGTTAGCTTAGAGATATTAAAAAGTGTTGATTATTTTGATGATAATAAATATAATTATTTAAGAAAGAGGATACTTGATCTTGGGAATGAAACTATTCGCGAGATTGAAAAGAATTTCGATTTTCTTAACATAGAAATAAAAAAATGAAACCAAAATATTTTAATTTTAGTCCAGAAGCTATCATTTCGGCTAACCTCGACCTACAAACCACCCAAAGAGAGTTAAGGTTTAATTTTGGATTTAACTCTTTTAAAGTTGAAGATATTTCCAGCCCAAAACTTTTTAATAAATATATGAGTTGGGATGAAGAAAAAAGAAATAATTTTATTATAAAGATTGGCGGAAAAGCTAATTTTAAAAGAACCAAAGGTTTTATTGAATCTAAAATAGGAGTACCAAATGAAAACAGATAAATATATTTATGAATTCTTGATAGAGAATGAAATAGAAAAAGAAACGCAAGAAAACTCAAAAAATGAGAGGGGCGAAGAGATAAAAATCCTTAAAAAAATTAAAGAAAAATCTCCAGTCTACTTTAGAATTATTCGGCCAGATAGAAGGACTTTTGAAGAGGCAGAGCTGTTTTATGGAGTAAAAGTCTCAGAAGGAATTAGGCTTGGGTTAATGACTAAATCTTTAATAGCAAAAAGATATCAAGACGATGGTGGTGCTTTAAGTGAATCGGAAAAACAAAGGTATGCGACGTTATATGTCACATTGTATATAAAACAAACTGAATTAGAAAAAGTTCAAGCAAATTTAACTAAAGTAAGCGAAGAAGATCAAGAAGCCAAAATAAAAGACTTATTAAACGAGATTCTTAACATAAAAAAAGATTTAGCAAATTTAGAATCGCAACAATCAAGCGTTTTTGATCAAACTGCAGAAAATAGAGCAAGAAATCAAGTTATATTATGGTGGGTTCTTAACTTATCATATGTTTCTTACGATGAAAAAGTAACTTTCTCCCCAGTATTCAAAGGGTTAACATTTGAAAATAAATTAACGGCTTATGATTTAATAGAAGATCAGGAAGACATTCTACTAAGTACTGGAATTAGAAAACTAGCTTATCTTATTAGCTTATGGTACATGGGCAAAGCTTCAACAGAGGAAGAGTTTAAGTCTCTAGAAGAGTTTTTTGATTCATAAAAGTGAATGAAATACTTAAAGACGTCAATTTTGTTAAAAAGATTTATAAAGACATAATCAACGAATATTCTGTATCTAAATTAGGTGATGGGGTCCTTTATTTAAAACATGTAACCGAAATTGATCTTGCTAGCGTTTACGAAAAATATATTGAGTTTTTTGATAAATCTAAAAGCATGGGAGTTTTAGAAGAAAAAGATAAATTAAATTTATTACATGAGAAAAATATTTGGCCAAAAGAGAAAGAAGAGAGAAGAGTTAATATCAGAAATGAAATTAATTTAAATATAGATACGAAAAAAAAATTAATCATTTCATCCCAACAAAAAGAAATAGATAATAAAATAAAAGCTTTAGAAGAGGAGCTATTTTCTATAGAGCAACATAGAGTTGAATTATTGGGTATGACCGCAGAAGAATATTCAACAAGAAAATCAAACGAATATCTCATATATTTAACATTTTGTAAAAATGAAAATTTAGATAAATTCTTTGATTCAGAAGAAGACTTTTTTAACTTAGAAATAGAAGACTTAATTAAATATGCTGGTTTATATCAAAATTTTAATAATTTATTTTCTATTAAAAACCTTAAAAAGACTGCTGTTTCTAGTTTTTTTATGAATATGTTTTTTTTATCAGAGAATGATCCTTATGCATTTTTTGGTAAACCTTTATGTAAATTAACGTATAACCAAATTAATTTATTTACGTTAGCTAGAGGATATAAATATAATCTGGAACGGACTGGCGATATTCCTCCATCTTTTATCAATTCCCTAGACGAGCTAGTTGAATGGTACGAGAGTAGGTCTTTAGCCACAAAAGAAAAAGAGAAGGACTCTAATAAAGAATTTTCAGGTAAAACTTATATTGGTGCCACTAAAAAAGAACTAAGGGGTATGCTAGATTCTAAGGACGAAGTCATAGATTTAGTTAAAGAAGCTGATAAAAAAGGTGGAAATCTATCCTTTGAAGAAATATTAAAAATACACGGCGTTAAATAATATATTATTAAAATTTAAGTGTAATTCTGTGAGAGGATTACCATGGCACAAGGCGATAATATCATTATTGATGTACTGGGGAATACTAGACCCCTAGAAAGACAGATCGAAAAAGTCGCTAATACGGCTTTAGTTCTGAATAGCAAAGGATTTTCTCAACCGTTGGGCAAAATCAATGGTCAATTAGGCGAATTTGAAAAATCACTGGCCGCATCTAATGCGCGAGTTATTGCTTTCGGTGCTTCTGCAGGTGCTATTTTTGCTGTACAGAAAGCTTTTTCAGAGACAATTAAAAGCGTTATTGATGTTGAAAAATCTCTTACTGACATTAATGTAATTTTAAATGCTAGTACAAAAAATTTAGCTTCTTTTGGTAATAGTTTATTTGATATAGCCAAAAGCACGGGTCAAAGTTTTGCTGAAGTTGCTTCTGCTGCTACAGAATTTTCTAGGCAAGGTTTAGGCATAGAGGACACTTTAAAAAGAACTAGTGATGCGTTAATTTTAACTAGGCTAACTGGTATGGGCGTAGTAGGCAGCGTAGAGTCTATTACTGCAGCTTTAAATTCATTTAATAAAACTAGCATAAGCTCAAATGAATTAATTAATAAATTAGCAGCGGTTGACGCATCTTTTGCCGTAAGTTCCAATGATTTAGCGGAAGCTATAAGAAGAGTAGGTAGTTCTGCTCAAGATGCAGGGGTAAGCTTAGATCAACTTATTGGATTAGTTACTTCCGCTCAACAAACCACGGCTAGAGGTGGCGCGGTAATCGGTAACTCATTCAAGACTATTTTTACAAGACTCCAAAGAACTGACACCTTGGATGCGTTAGAAGCGATAGGGGTTGCAACAAAAGACCAAGAAGGCAATATTTTACCACTTATAACTATTTTAAATACTTTATCTGGTACATATAGTAAATTATCTGGAGTTCAAAGAGCCCAAGTAGCCGAGTTGGTTGGAGGCGTATTTCAAATTAACGTATTGAAAGCTTCCTTGGCAGATTTAGGAAATGAGTATTCGATATATTCTAGAGCTTTAATGACATCAAGCGGCGCAACGGATGAAGCTAATGCTAGGAATGAAGAATTAAATCAAACGCTGAGTGCAACCATTAATAAAACTTTAGCTAATCTACAAAAATTAGGATCACAAGCGGGTAATATAGCAATCGCCCCAACATTAAAAAATTTGTTAGGTGGATTAAATAGCGCTTTAGAAAACTTCGCGCCAGAAAGCGAAGACGTTGGATCGAAAATTGGACAAGGACTTTTGAAGGGAATAGGAAATTTTTTAGGTGGCCCTGGAGTCTTACTGGCAGCAGCAGCTTTATTTAAAATTTTCGAAAGATTAGTTACGTTTTCAGCCGACGCATTTAAAAGT